ACTCGCTAGGGAATGGAGGAAGCGACGGCAGAAGAAAACCGCCCTGCACCGAAGTGCAGGGCGGCTTCCTGTGGTTAGCAGGCCTTGATTAGGTGGCTCTGCTTGCGAGTAGGCCGAATGGCTGCGTCGGTCTTTCCTGACTTGGTGCCTTCGGGGTAGAACTCCACTTCATGCTGGTACTTTCCTGATGAGCTTGTGCCACTGATCGTCAGTTCGATGAAGAAGCGACCCGTAGAGCAGGTGTTCCGCAACTGCCAGATCCTGCTGCTGCCAGCTGCCGGGAGGTCCGTAATGTTGAAGACTCCAGTGTGCTGGTACTTGTACGGTGATCCGACTGCAGGCCACTTGAACATCTCGATGGTGGTGTGGAAATCGAGCGGCCTGGTTGAGACCTCGACTTTCATGGAGTATACCAGCAGGTCCTTATCCGGAACCGGCCGGGAGACCACGAAGATCCGAGGCTCGCTGAAGCCGACGTTGGCAACCGCGTTCGCGACTGCCGGACGGGCTGCTAGTGCCGAGGCGTGCGCGGCAGCTGGGTGGAATGCCGCCTGTGCTGGGACGGCTGCGCTGAGTGGAACTAGCACGGCTGCGCCGAGAACCGCTAGCCTCCAGTGTTTCACCTGATCCACTCTTCGTGGCTGTTCGGGCTGCCCGCTGTCTTGACGTCGATCTCTGCTTCACCCTCGGCGTAGTCGGAATCTACGATGTAGGCGGAGCCGGTGCCTATCGACGCGCCTACGTTCTGCCAGAAGCCGTTGATCATGGTGAAATACTGGTCGTTGCCCTCGAGACAGGTTGATGCCTTGACGAACGACTGGTGCACCGTGTGGACACCGTTCCAGCCTAGGCAGAGTCCGTCTGACCCCTTGTACTCGTAAGTGGTATAGCCGTCCCACGAGCTAGTCGAGGCGGTGGTGTAGTTGGTGAAGCCGTCACCGGATGGCTGGACAGCGACGTTGAGGCCGTTGCCCTCGTCGTTCAGGCACTCGACGTTCTCGTCGCACCACGGTAGTGCCGTCATGTGCGTAGCTGTCTCTGCACGGGCTGTCTGGTGCACGGGGGCTGTCTGGTGCGCAGGTGCGGCACTTGCCATCCCTGCGCCTGACAGCACGAGTGCGGCGCTGGCTGCCAGTGCTAGCAGAATCTTCCTCATGGTTCTCCTTCGTCGGGTGAGGCTAGGGGCGGCGGCAGGCGGGACCACGCTCTGTCTGCGTCTAAACCCTCTGGGCACGTACTAGGCCCTATGGTGCGTAGGCTCTTCAGTCCCTGTCGGTTGGCTACGACATCCTGCTCTTCCCTGAGCGTCGGCCGCCCCTAGGTTCCTAGGTGGTTGGAGTTCCTGGGTTTGCCGGAGCAGCTGGAGTCGTCGGAGCCGCTGCGGCTGCTGCTGCAGTAACGCCGGCTGCCGAGTTGGTCAGGTCGCTGAGGGCCTGGTTGACTCCGCTGAATTCCAGCGGCTGCCCGTTCTCGGCCTGCGCCTGGAGAGCGGCGATCTCTGTGCCGAGCGTGGTCACGCCGGTGTTGATGAGGCCGATCTGCGTCTCTAGCTCCTGTGCAAGCTGGATCTCTTCTGCCTGGTTACTCAAGATCTTCTCCTGGTTCGCTAGTACCTTGTCGAGCTGGATCTGAATGTTGGCGAGCGACTGCCGGATACTGAATCCGTCGTACCAGTCCTCGATTGCGGCGATGTGTGCTTGGATCTCTCCCGTTGGGTACCTCCTTGATTAACTACTGGTGGGTGTGTGCACAGAATGGTCTCGTTGCCACGCCTCGAATCGGGCGATGGCTTCGTCGATGCCGTCGAGGTGACTCTGAGGGCTCCCGCGCATTTCGCACTCGTTGACGTAGGCCTCCATCGTCGGAACGGCGCAGACGTCCTGGGCGCGGAGAAGAAAGACTGGTTCGTCTTCTGGGATGCTGCCCTTCTCGGTCGTGATCCTGCCGTACTTGTTCTCGTTCGCCATGATTACTTTGCCTCCTGGAACTCTGTGACGGCGGTTTTCCAGTACTCTGAGTCCTCATACTCGGTCTTGTCCCAGCCTTCGGGAGCGATCGTGACTGAGGCGATGGCCTCGAGGCGTTCGACGCAGGTGCCGCATCGACCGCAGTGCTTCTCGTTACCCTTATAGCAGGACCAGGTTTTTTCGAGCGGAACTTCCATCTCGAACGCGTGGCGAGCGATGTCGCTCTTGGTGGCGGCGATCCAGGGGGTGTCGATGACTAGGCCGCTGTCTCTGACGGTGAAGCCCTCGTTGGCGTACTTGAGTGTCTGTTGGATGCTGCCGATGAACTGTGGACGACAGTCAGGGTACTGGGCGTGGTCGCCTGCGTGCATCCCGGCCGCGATGTAGGTGTACTCGTTGCTAACGGCGATAGCAGCCGCGATCGAAAGCATCATCATGTTGCGGTTAGGGACGACGGTCAGCGCCATGTTGTCCTCGGCGTAGTGCCCTTCTGGGACATCCTGTCCGAAGGTCAACGCTGAACTGGAGATCAGGTGCGTCAGACTGGAGAGGTCGATCATGCTCCATGGCAGGCTGAGCTCATCGGCGCATTCCTCTGCGAAGTCCAGCTCCTTGATGTGGCGCTGTCCGTAGTCGAACGAGATAAGATGAGGCTTTCTCTCCCAGGCCTTGACGAGGTAGTGCGCCATCGTGACGCTGTCGAGCCCTCCTGAGACGATGGCTACGCCATCACACTTGATCATTCGCTGCCCTTCGTTGGTTAGTCATCGGTTGGACGCTTGGACTTCGGTCTAGTATTCGGATCGCCGTTGCAAACGCACCCTTGGCAGCCACAGTTGCGGCGGTCTGCGCATAGGCATTCACCTGTACTGCTGCAACACTGGTGTGTTACGTGCGGGGGCGTGCGCTTCCTCGCCTTGCCAGAGTGCGTTTTCCTGGGCATGGTTCCTCTCTGTTACTTCGTTGTTGCGTTGATCTGGTCTATGAGAGCCGCTACGCATGCCAGGTTCAAGGCAGTGAGAGCCTTCTGTTGAACTCCCGCTGCGTCTCGTGCTCGTGCGTCCTTGTAAGCGGTGCCTAGGAAGCCCATGATATCTTCCCAGAGACGCTCGTTGAAGGCTGCCCAGCGAGTTTCAAGCTTGAGGACTTGTTCTGCCGCCTTCAAGTAGTCTTCTGCAGGGACCGTTGTCTGGAAAGGGCTATCCTTCTCTTCGTCGGGCGCCATGGGCTGTGACTTCAGGTTTTCTTCTTGCTTGGTTGGCATTCTTGTCCGCCTTCATAGTGGTTATACGCCGCAGTCGCTCGCAGTAGTCCAGGGGGACCAGTTGGTGCCATCGCTCGACATTGCTACCGCGATAGCTGCCGATGTGTTCGGGTTGAGTGCTGCTGGGTTGTCGTGAATCTGCCACAGGCCGTAGTCGTCGGTCGGGCTGATGGCGCCCGGGTTTCCACCCGACTCGTGGGTCGCGATGCACGCGGCTACGTTCGCTGTGGCTGCCGATCCGCCGTTAGCCTCCCAGATCTGCTCTAGCCCTGCGTAGCTGTAGTCACCTACGGCTGGAGGAGGCGCCTGGTAGGTCGCGGTCGGAGTTGGGGGAGGTGCTGCCGCTAGCGCTGCCGCTGCCCTAGCAGCTGCTTCCTCGCGTGCCTTTCTCCGGGCGGCAGCGGCCTGCTCCTGAAGGGATAGGACGTACGCGGACATGTTCTTCTGTCGGGCTTGAATCTGGAAGGCCTTGACTTCCTGATTCGAGACGGTGAACGTGAGTGCTGCTTCCGTCTTGGCTGGAGCCGCTGGGCTCGCGGACGCTGTTGCGCTGTAGACCAGAGTGGTGATGGACGCGGATGCGAGGAGCGTGCACCCGATTGCGATCATCCGACCAGCGATGATGCTTGCGCGCTTCTTGTGACGTGCCATGAACCTGCCTTTGGTTTGTAGGTTCCCCCACCGGTCGGTTCTACTCGGTTCCTTTCGGCGTATCGGCAGGGGCTGGAGCCACTGTCTTACGGACGCGGCTGACGATCTTAAGTAGGTCGCCCTGTTGCATTTGTGCTGGGTGGCCTTCGTAGTACAGCGTGCGAATGTAGAACTCGCCTTCAACCGTTGTTCCTAGTTGGACGTGCATGCCTTGCTTTAGGATGGCGAGTATATCGTCAAGAAACGGATCGATCTCGGGAGGCTCTTCCTCATTCTGACCCATCCCGAACGCGTTGATGATCTTGTCCAAGCGGGGGAATAGTTCATCGCCGAAGTGAACGAGTGCGTGGGCCGTCAGGTCACTCATAGTAGGCAGGGTCCACGTGAGGGAGGTTTAGATCAGATTCGATCTTCTGGATCGCGTCGAGTTCTGCGTGTCCTCGGACTTGTTCGAGTGTCCACTTACCCGGCAGGACTACTGTGTCGAGGGTGCCCGTCTTGCGGCACTTGAGCAGGACTATCGTCTTGGGGATTACGCCTCCGTAGAGGCCTGCTATACCATCCGAGGGTGTATAGATGGCAATTTCGTAGTAGTCGTGCTTTGGCTCGTGGTTGTGCTTAAACAGACTCATGTTTGCCTTTCTGGGATACCTTCTCCGACTTGTTCGCCGGTTCGGGGACAGAGCCACATGATGACCCAGTGATCTCCTCGCTTCTCGAACTTGACGTCGAGCTTGCTGGATCCGTTGTATGGATGTGAATGCCTGCACTGACGACACCAAAGGCCGTGAGTCTTGGGCAGCGGACGTTCCCGCTGAGAGATCTGCCAGTTGAAGTAGTCAGCCCAATCAGCTCCCTTCACACTCGGCATCGTCGTCCTCGTTTTCGCCAGAGTCGTCTTCGGGCTGTAGCTTGCCCTTACTTCGGAGTAGTTCGTCTACGTCCGCGACGCGAATGACCTTAGCGCCGCAGTCGCAGATCTTCCACTCGATGATCCCCTTGCGCATCCAGGCGTAGATCTGTTGAGGATACAGTCCTCGATGCTTGGCGTACTGAACGGGGCGCATCCATTCCTGGTCACCTCGTTCATCCTCCTCGACTTGACGGAGGTACTCGTCGATGTTCATCTGAGGCCTTCGAGCACTTGACTGTTACCGACCTGCTTTGCCTGTCGGTACTGATGTGAATCTCCAGGCCGAGGCTACGAGCTTGGTTGCGAAGACGCCTGGTCAACAGTTGCATGTCATCGAGCTTGACGTTCTTGGCCGTCTGCGGCGTGTTCGTCTCGGCTGCCAGAGTCAGCATAGGTCGATAATCAACCTTGTGCGGACGCATGGAACTCCTTGTCGCGAGCGTATACATCTATTATATAGGGAGCCCTGGGTGGATTGCAAGGGGCTTATCAGAAGTTTTTATGGCTTTTTATTGATACATCCCAGGGGCTAGGGCCCGCATGAGCGCGTCAGGCACAATCCAGGCTGCAGTTCGATTGTCTCGCTCGTCGATAACCTGAAACGACATGTGTTCCTTATCGACCCTGCGTAGCGTTTCGTCGACCTCTGGTGGGGAGGATATTAGCACTTGTACTGAAACGGTGTTTTTGTAGGTCATCTGTATCCTGCCTTTGTCGAGTGCCAGTCTAGTATGACGCCACCGCCGATAACGGTGCGCTGAAGGGCAATAGGGTCGAACTCTTCGTCGTGCCTGGCCGCCTTACAGACGAGTTCGTCCTCGTCAATAGTCATGCCCATGTCGATTGCGCCGAGCAAACTGCTGTGTCCTCGGTACCAGCTGCCGGTTACTTTTGCTCCTCCAGCTGTGATTTGATGTTCCTTAGTGGAGTGGTGCACTAGGAGGGAGCTGGTTCCATGGTTTTCGTAGAGCCGATCGCATGTTCTGATGGCGGCTCCCATGGTTCGGAAGTCGTTTTCGTCGCCTCCGACCATGTTTCGCGACATGGTATCCCAGATAATCATGCCTTCATCTGGGATATGTGGTGATAGATCTGCTATGACTGTGTTGTAGTCGCACAGATTCGTGGCACCACATGCGTAGGTTAGCTCGTGGGATAGCTTCCCGTGTCGAGTTTGCCATGCTGGGACGCGCTTGGTTAGTGTGCTACGCGCCTCGGATAGGACGTAAAGTACCGGGACTTGCCTACACTGGTGCCCCATCCAGTTGAGGCCTGCACTAAGGGATAGCCCCCAGTCTAGGGCTAGGATGGATTTGCCCTTCTTGGGGTGTGCGGATAGCAGTGAAACGCCCTCCGGCAGGATCAGATTGATTAGGTAGTCCTGAGGAGGGATGTTGTGTACTGTTTCGTTGGTGTAGAAATCAATCATAGGTGAACTCTGATAGGCGGTTGCATCGTTTGATGGGTTAGCATGAGAGAAGTTTGGCCGTATATCGGGGTGATCATCCGTTCAGGAGGCCTGTCGATCTCTATTCGACAAGGTATGCCTCGAGGGTCGTGCGCGATGATGGCTCGAATCATCCCGTCGTCTTCATACTCGATCGATGTGATGTGCCCTTCGAATGCGATCATAGTACGATTCCTCGGGGTAGAGTATCATGGAGATGCATTCCTCCACCGTCTCGGCATGCTCGACACTGCTCTTCGTAGTGATTCTGATACAAGGTTACAGGTTCTGTTCGCTCCGACAGTGTAGACCAGTCGAAGACCGTGCGTGATGTGTGGATCTCGGTAGGATCGTCTAGGACTTGCTGTTCCCTGACGGTATAGCCGTTGTCCTTGTGGCCCTTGTCTGTCCACCAGACGTTAGTTCGGGCGATGGTCAGTCTGGAATGGACGTCGACTGGCTTCCACTGGCCAAGGCCGTCGCCAACGTCGAGGTGCCTACTGATATCCTGACTGGCTATGAAGCCATCTACACACCATCGGTACCGGTTGTAGTATCCATCGATCAGGTTCATGGCTGCACGAAGCCGGTCGTTGATCGACTGTCGGATGTATTGGCCGAGGATGGGCCTGTAGAACTTGTTACCCGGTAGCGCACTGGTAAACTTCCCAGGTATGACTACGGCCGCTAGCTTCAAGACAAAAGCGGCAGGATCTTGAGATTGGTCCAGTTCTTGGCGTGCGGACCAGAGGTAGTCGGTGAAAGGCTCCAGGGCGGGAAACTGGGCCATGACTGAAAGGTAAGCGCTGTGGATGTCGTAAAAGTAGACGGGTTGATCTGTGTGCCCAAAGACGTTGTAACCTTGTAGGTTACCTGGTTCATCTCTATTCACCCTTACGCATGGGACGTCTCCTAGGTTGACCTGTAGGCGACGCCATAGTTCACCAGTGATGCTGGAGCAACGGTACCAGTCCTGTTGGTCTGCTCTAAGGTTGACCTCTGCCAGTGAGGACCTCGTATGCTCCATGACCTGAGCGAGGTCGTTCGCGTTGTAGAGTCTCTTAAGAGCAGGCCAGTTGACCTGGAATAGGCCCTTGACATCTTGAATGATAGTCGAGCGACCCTTGCTGTCTCGAATCCAGATCTTGCCACCGAAGGCTGTGCCTTCCTTGATGCGGAGCTCTATCTTGAATGCTCTACCGTCTGGGAAGCGTGTGAGCCTTCGCTGTTCGGTGGCGATGTATTTAGTATCTGGACTCATTCCTCGCGTGAGGGCCTGTGCGAGGATGAAGATGTTGCCGTACGTAACTGGGATAGTCCCTTGGTATTCCCTTGGCATAGACCAGGGGTTCTGGTTGACGTCTACGGCTACGAAGGGCTTGAGCGATGGCTTGGTCTTGTGCTCACCGGGTCTCGGGCCTGGACGTGTGTCTGTCATGCCTTCGATGCGCTGCATCATTCTGCAGCTTCTTCGAGGTCGGTGTCGGTCACGATCGGAAGGCCCGTTTCACCCCCGGCAACGTGCTTCCACCGTTCGATCTGCTGCTCTCGAAAGCCAGGCGGCTCCTCGGGCCTGAAGAAGGCGTTCCAGAGGAGAGATCTGTTGACTGTAACGTCGTTCAGGAGGCTCGGATTCGCGGCTACGGCGCGAACCCAGGTTAGCTCGAAGTACGGGTTAGGGAACGCTTCGAGTGGTGAGACCATAGTGCGTATGGCCTCGAAGATCTCTCGTCTGTATGCGCGTCGCTCGTCCGCAGTGTACGGTGAGCCCGGAAGGGACCGGTCGAAGATCTCTCGCATGCCTGGCATGCGCTCGAGTGCGACGAATCGACCCTCGAGCCAGTCCCACTCTGCGTTGCTCACTGGCTTATACTCTGGCACAGCTCTCCTCAGTACAGAAGAATTGGACTTGCAGGCCCGTCTTTTGTTTTCTGGTGTGGCACTGTATGCCTAGGAATTTCGCCTTAGCGTGCATTGCCGCCTGTAGGCTCTGAATCTTCATCGTGCTAGGGAAGTCCTCGCCCTGTCTGAGCTCCCATACTCCCGCGTGGACTCCGTTGCACGGAGTGGTTAGCCCACAAGGGGTGCTGTCGAACTCGAGGAGGAGATCCCATTCATACTTCGGAGGTCTCCCTCTCAGAGGCATCGTCTTCCTTCTTGATGAACCTGAATTCGACTATACCCTTTTCGGGTGACCCCGTGATTACTCGGGCCATCTCAGGCATAGATCTCGCCTTCAGATGAAGCACGGTTTGGAAGTTCTGTGGAGTCGTAGTGAAGTCCTTTCCTTCGTAGGCCTTCCACGTAGTTCCATCAGTCCAGTCATCCCAGGGGTAGAACGTTCGCCTCCTAGGTGCCTCGAGTCCTGTTCTCTCAGCCATTTGTCTCCTCTCACTGTATATTTAATTATAGAGCATACCTCCTTTGGTTATCAAGTGGAGTTCAATAATTTCCCATTGAATTATAAGAGCCTTCCCCCTATGACGTGCGCTATAATAGGAGATAGGAGGCCCGCTAGCTCATGGTGAATGGAGGTGCACCAATTGAGCGATGATCAGGCCAGGCAGTGGTACTTCGACAGTGGATCTGAGACCGCCCGGTGTTCTGGATCGATCGACGACTACGACGGCAAGAGGACCATGCCCGCTGTCCTCCGGGACATTCAGGCTGAAGAGGATGGCATGTACCAAGCTGATGCTCTTGAGCGGGGTCTCGGTCCTCAGAGGCAGGTGACACGCCGATGACTCTCAAGCAGGTCAAGAAGCACTGGTACGGGCCTAGGTCCGAGAGTGCGAAGAGGAGCGGCAGCATTTCGACCTATACTCCGAAGGGTGGGCTACCTACTCATCGAGTTAACTCCCAGAGGCGGACTTCCGGAAAGAGCCTGTCGATGGGCGTAGGCGCTGGCCGAACGTCGAGAGGCACTCGGGCAGTTACCAGTATAAGGAGGAGAAGCAGATGACCGATGCTCAGGCGAGCCAGCACTACATTGGCCCCGGCTCGGAGCAGAACGCACAGTCAGGTCAGATCGCCAACTACGACCCCGACTACGTCGACGACGCAGCCTTCGGCACGGGTCTCCGGCGCGGTGTGGAGTCTGCGCCCGACGGCGACAACGACACCGATGACATCGGCTCGTACGCGCCGCTGAACAAGTCCCAGGGTTCGCCCTACTACGGCGGCGGTGCCCAGCCCTACTACAGCGGTAGGTAACTACCGTGGCAGACGCCGACGCTCAGGCATATGGGGTAGGTCCTCAGTCCGAGACTGATCGACAGTCCTTCCCTCTGTCTGAGTATGACGGTAGCGGTCCGTATAACCAGGTTGGATGCACCGATGGTCTGGGAGACTATAGGTCCCTGAGCGCGGTCATGCCTCCTCAGGTTGCTCCGCGGGCCGCGGATGTCTTTGGCGCGAACAATCCTTCCATGGGAAACGTTTCGCCGGAGCCTCAGCCTCCCTATCTCGGGGGGATGGCGTAGTTAGTGGACCGTGTGGAGCGACTCAGCCAGAGCTATTACGACTTCGAGCCCGATGCTGTCGAGGTAGACGCCCCGGAGCTCGAGTACCCGACGGTTCTGCTCAGGCTGATCGACAGCCCTTCCGGCCCGGCCTGGTTTAAGCGTTACCTGGCCGGGCTGGACAGGGATGCTCTCGCTTCCGATGATCCCGCTGAGCGTGTTCGACTTACTAAGGATGACCCGCTTCTCTTCGCCTTGGTTTACCTGGTTCATCACTTGCACTCGGCGGAGACTCAGGAGCGGCTTTCGTTTGCTGACTTCCACCGCCAGGTGATCGAAGCTGCGAAGGAGTGGAAGAGGAAGTCAACCAGGCCCAGGCAGTACAGGTCTTGTTGGGTGACTCCGCGAGGCATGGGTAAGTCAACCTGGCTCTTTTGTCTCCTGCCGATCTGGGCTGCAGCTCATGGTCATATCAAGTTCATTGTTGCGTTCTCTGACTCCGCGGATCAGGCCAAGAACCACCTAGCAACCATCCGTGGAGAGTTCGACACTAACGAGTTGCTGATTCAGGACTTCCCCGAACTGTGCATGCCGAAGGTTAGGCGTACGGGAGGTTCGCTAGCCAAGAAGACGGTATCCGCTCGGGTTGACAAGATTGAACAGGCAAACGACTTCATCATGATGGCTAAGGGTTCTGGGACCGCGGCGCGTGGTTTGAAGTCAGGTAAGCGTCGCCCGGACTTGATCATCCTCGACGACATCGAGCCTGGTGAAGAGAAGTATTCGCCAAGCGTGATGGTGTTCCGCCTGAGGTGGATGCTTGAGACGGTTTTTCACCTGAACGAGTTCGCGCGTGTGGTCATCGTTGGAACTGTCACGGCTCCGGGATCGGTCATGCATCAGTTGGTTGAGTCTGTTCTTCACCCGACTGAGGATACTCCTGATTGGATTCAAGACCAGGAGATCGTCGTTCATTATTACCCTCCGATTATCCTGAATGAGGATGGTACGGAAAGGTCTTGTTGGCCTGCTAAGTGGACACTCGCGTATCTGAAGTCACACGAGGACAAGCAGGACTACAAGAAGGAGTTCCTGAATCAGCCTGTCAATGCACAGGGTGATTACTGGACTGATGATGACTTCCTCTTCGAAGAGCTGGAGACAGCGTTCGACGTTCTTAGCATTGACCCTGCTGTGACTAGCAAGGACTCTTCGCATAATACGGGTCTAGCGATCGTTGGCTTCAACGTGGAGCGTAAGGTTGCGGTTGTCAAGTTCGCAACCGTGATTAGGCAGCCTCCAAAGAAGATGCGCGAGACGGTTCTCTGGTATCTGGATCAGTTCCCAGAGATCGGTCTAGTGCGAGTTGAATCTAACCAGGGTGGAGATACTTGGGCGGAAGTGTTCCATGACATCCCAGTTCGAGTTGAGCTAACCTGGTCTGAGCTTCCCAAGGAGCTTCGCTTCACGCGTCTTCTGAATTACTACCAGCGTGGCAAAGTTTATCACCATCATCAGCTGGTGAGGCTTCAGCAAGAGATGTGTGCGTATCGCGAAGGCGACAATGACATGATCGACGCTGTTGAGATCGGAGTTCGTAAGTTCATTACTCGTCAGAAGCCTCGAACGAGTGGTGGGACGTATTCGTACGCTCAGCGGACCCCGCTGCATCTGTTGGTAAGTGGTGGTGACTGAGTGAAGTGTCCTCGGTGTATGAAGAATACTCGGAAGAAGCATTGCTGGTCTCCGGGGTGTGTTTGGTGGATCTGTAATGGTTGTGGGATCGTGTTTGACGTCAAGAACCGCTTCGTGACGATGGGTAGCTCTGCATGAACATGCCGACCGGGATGACCGGGAGCCAGGCAGGGGCAATGATGCCTGGGAATCAGTTCCTGGGCATGGCTATTCCCGTTGAGCGCCCGGTACCTGATAACGTCCTGGGCGCGGACTTGCAGAACGGAGTGACGGAACTTGGACAGGCACAGCTCGACTACGCGAAGGCGGCGGCTTATTATTTCGGTACGCAGCCTGAGTTCTTCGCTTCTCTCCGCCTTCGCATCGCAATGGGCGCAACCGGAGTCATCTTCAACTTCAACTTCGCAAAGCTTCCCGTTGACGCCGTGGCAGAGCGCCTGGAGATTGCCGGGATCTCCTCCCCAGACCAAGCGGCCCTTGATGTAATCCGTGAGTCCTGGCACTTCAACCAGCTCGATTTGTATGCTCCAGACATAATGGCGAATGCGTGTAAGTTCGGTGACGCGTATGTCTTTGTCTGGCCTAACGGAGAACAGGACCCAGACAGTCCTGACGTCGAGACCGTTGACATCTTTTATGTTTCACCGCGCATCATGCGTGTCTTCTACGATGACGAAGACGAGCACGTCATGCGGTACGCGATTAAGAAGTGGGAGGACGCTGCTACTGGCTACTCGATGGCGAATCTGTACTACGCGGATCGCATCGAGAAGTATATGATGGCTCCGAATGAGAACCCTACGAGCGGTCAAAAGCCTCGTTGGGTGATGCGTTTGGATCCTGAGGATGACGGGCAGTGGCCGATGCTGAACCCGTTCGGTGAGATTCCAGTCTTCCACTTCCGAAATGGGCTTCCGTTTGGGCGTCCCGAGCACGTGGACGCGTTCGGCCCGCAGGATGCTATTCACAAACTGGTCATTAGCCACATGGCTAGCGTGGACTATAATGCCTTCCCGCAGCGCTGGGCGATCCTTCAGGACGGGTTTGACACCTCCGAGGCAGCGTTCGGTGATGAAGGTGACTATGCCTTCTCGATTGATACCGGTGCTACGCTCGACACCGGCGTTGATCCGCGGTCTCAGCTCACTGCCGATCCTGCTTCGCTCTGGTTTATGAAGGGTGTCAAGCAGTATGGGCAGTTTGATGCAGCGGACCCGAAGTCTTTTCTCGGCCCCTTCATGGACTACATTCATGCCATGGCGGTTGTGACTGAGACTCCCATGCACTTCCTAGACCCGATCGTGTCGAACGTGTCTGGCGAGAGCCTTCGAGTGATTGAGGCTCCGTTTGCAAAGAAGGTTCGCAAGCGTCAGCTGTCGTTTGGCGCGACTTGGCGAGACCTCTTCAGGTTCGTTCTGAAGGTTCGAGGTCTTCCAGAGACTACCCCAGTTCACGTCAACTGGGTTCCTGCGGCCACAGTTAATGACTTGGCTACGTTGCAGGGCCAGCAGATTAAGTTGGAGCTGGGGGTGCCTGCTCGTCAGCTGTTGGAGGAGCAGGGGTATACACCGGAGCAGCTCGACGCTTGGGGCGTCGTGCTTCCTACGGCGGGACAGCAAAAGCCAACGTTCGAGACGGCCGCTGGCAAGCAGTCTGACCTGGGAACTTCGGAAGAAATAGGGTAGGCGAGATGCCGAGACTAGGTAAGGTGACGAGATGTCAGTGACTGACGAGCGAACTCCGATCGGGTACTTCCAAGGTCGGCCCGTCTACGAGGGAGAGGGAGGTGTTTTGAGTGCCGGATCTAATGGGTCTTCAACGTCTCCTGGAGCATCAGGAGGGACCAGCGGGGACGGGGTCGGCTCAGTCACCGAAGAGGGCGAAGCCTCGACCGCTGACGGGGAAGGCGGAAGCTCATCTGGAGGGACTGACGCCGCCGGTTCCACGACCGGTTCGTCAGAGGGGTCATCGTCGTCCTCGAGCGTGGATGACTCATCCTCGGACGCTGGCAGCGGTCAGCAGGGCACGGGACAGGAACCAGGAAAGGGCGACGGGCTAGAGAATCTTCGTAAGGCGCTAGCTGCCGAACGAACGGCTCGAAAGGCTGCTGACAAGGCTCTGGCTGAGGAGCGTCGGAAGAGTGTGTCCGCTGAAGAGCGGGCTATCCTGGAGGCGAAGGAGAGCGCTGCAGCGGAGACCGAGACGAAGGTCAAGGGTCCTCTGGTGCGAGCTCTAGCGGCTGCGGAGCTCCGAGCCGCTAACGTCCAAGGGCCGACAGCCCGGTTGGTAGGTCTCCTTGACCTGGACAAGATCGAGATCGATGATGATGGTGAAGCCGTAGGCCTTACGGAGCAGATCGAGACTCTCAAGACGGAGTTCCCGAACCTGTTTCAGGTGCCTACTGCGAGCGGAAGAGTCCCGGCTGGGAACGCCAATGGCGGTTCAGGTTCACGGGATGGTAGGAAGCAAGACCAGGGCGGCGGCGGCAAGCCGAAGCCTTGGAATGAGATTTTGGCAGACCAGGTCCTGGGTGGTACATCGGGGCCGGGAGTGTCAATGAGGTAGTGGCTCAGCCGGTCTGGGCCCTAGATGAAGGAGGCGGAACGTGACTCAGGCCACGTTCACCAACTGGATTCCGGTCGAATACGGGGCCCAGGTTATTCAGAAGGTCACGCAGCACAGTGCTATCGAGGCCTACGGCCAGAACGTCTTCATGACTTCCGCTTCGCGGTACATCTCGCGTGACGGTGGCGTGACGGCGGCCCTGGTGCAGAAGGGTGCTACCTACCTTGCCGCAGGTCAGGGTGACCTCGGTCTGAACAACGCAGTGCTTCTCACCGCTGGCAAGTGGGGCACTGAGATCGACATCGCTGAAGAGGACATCATGGACTCTCTGGCGGACATCATCAACAGCAAGTCGAACGCCATCGGGACGGCTCTGGCCAAGGTCTACGACAATGCTTCGATTGGTGTCACTGCAGCTCCGGGAGCTAGCAACGCCAGCACCACGTCGGTCTGGTATGGCCTGACCAACTCGGACGCGAACACCGGCTACATCGCTGGCGCCAACCTGATCGTGACCGGCGCAGGTACGAAGGGTATTCCGACTTACACTCAGATCTCCACGGCGCTGAGCTTCGTGGAACAGGGTGACTACTTCAACGAGGAGGATATGATCTGCGTCGCGCACCCGTTCTTCCGGAACGCGTTCCGTACGATCCTGGACTCTCAGAACCGTCCGATCTTCAACGAGTCGAGCGCTGGATTCCCGGGCGGCGGCCAGGGTGCAACCCCTGACTTGCTCTTCCGTATCCCAGTGTTCTGGAGCCTGGGTGCTGTTGTCACCGCCGCTCCGACTTCGGCTCTTCCGGCCAACGGTTACTCGGGCGCTTCTGCTTCCTGCCCGACCGGTACCGCAGGCAACCGCCTGATGTTCTTCTGTAACCGGCTGTACCTCCTGGCTGGCAAGCGGACCACCAACCCGAATAACCCCGCTGCCACTCCTGAGTTCCAGATCGTTCCGCCCATGTACTCCGGCACTGACACCACGATCCTTCGTGGCCGCATGCGTCGCGCGTTCTCGATGGGTCAGGAAGCCGCCTTCGGCATGATCGAGGGGACTCAGTAGTCCGGTCGGGCTAGAGTTCCAGAAGAGGAGGAATTATGCCTGGAGTTAGGCTCTCGGCCCTCCGTACTGTTACTCCGTCGGTAGTCGTGTCGGCTGCTGGAAACTCGGGTGCTCAGACCCCTCCGTGGGGTGCGTGCCAGATGGTGATTACACCAGCTGTTACTGCTTACACGAGCGGGACGATTACCTATGAGGTTCAGTGGTCGAACGACGGCGTGAACTTCTTCAGTGCGGATCCCAAGGACACGTTTGCCAACATTACGGCCGTGAACCCTGGTGTCATCAAGGTCGTACAGGTTAAGGCCCCGTTCTACAGGGTTACCTGGACAACTGGCGCGTATACGCACACCATTCAGGATGGTGCCGTTACGAACTCGGAGTGGGGCTCTACTCCGAGTCCGTATGGATATGAGCTGGGCGCCGGGGCGATGGGTCCAGCGACTGTCGGTCTGATCGGATCGACTACGCTGGCAGCCGCGTTCAACCCTGCTACGCCGACTACGTATTCAGCTATCACCGCCGTCCCGATGATTCCGAACGGAGGTCCTCAGGCAGGGCGTTTGGCGCTCAAGTTGAACGCCACAGCCGACACCTGGACTGCCTCGCCACAATTCGAGGTTCTGTGGGTACCAACCGGCGTTGGAGGTGTAGGTAATATCCTGCATGCTGACCCAACGGACATCTTTGCCAGTCAGGCCGGCGCGTTTACGGCGATCAAGGAACTGGCCGTAAAGGCACCGTTCTTCGTCGTTGCTATGACTGTCGGGACGCCGGGGACGGCAACGTTCACTGTCGACGCCATTCCTACGGCTTTCTAGGAGGGTTCGTGCCAGGAGTAAGCAATGCCTGGGCCGATACGATCGTCCCGTCGACGGTCGTCTCGGCTTCAGGTGCGACAGCGGCTCTCGAGGCGCCTTACGGTTCCTCGACGTTCTCTGTCCTCGTCAACGTCACTGCCTACACGAGCGGTACGCTTACGTTCGAAGTGCAGTGGTCCTTCGACGGAGTGAACTTCTACTCCGCCGATCCGAAGGACACATTCGTCAACATCACAGCGCTCACGAACGGTCTCGGTCAAGTCATCAAGACTGTTACCTGTAAGGCTCCGTACTACCGACTGACGTGGACGACAGGTGCGTACACGTTCACCGCGCAGGCGATGCCTTCAGGTTATGCAGCCTCTGGTACTCCGGACGGGTTCGTTCTGGGTGCTAGCTCTGCAGTCGGAGGCGTTCCCGTCTTCGGGGCAGTCGCTTCAACGACCCTGGCGGCGGTCTTCGCGCAGGCTACGACGACTACGTATTCAGCGATCACGGCAGTGCCAACGGTCCCGAGTGAGCAGGCTCCCATGCCTGTCTCTCGGTTGGCGATCATGCTGAACGTGACAGCTGATACGTTCACGACTCCGGTATTCGAGATCTACTGGAGCCTTACGGGGCTTCCGTACAACGTGTCTACGAACCCTCTTCCGTTCTTCGGGGGAGACCCTGTGGATTCGTACGTGACCTCGGCCGCAGGCGCGTACGTCGCCATCAAGGAGGTTGCTGTCAAGGCCCCGTATTACGTGATCGCGATCGTGAGCGGCACGCCGGGGTCTGCAACCTTCACCGCCAACCACTGCGTCACGGCTCTGTAAGGAGGTATCGATGCCATGGAGTTTGCGTGCCGAGGGGCACGCTACATCCGAGGCTGCTGAGAAGAAGATGTTCCGTCTTCTCAGTAAGGTTCTGCGCTCCGAAGGCGCGGGGACGGCTCAGCCGGTCTACTTCGAGGGTGACCATGTTACTGGGAACCCTCTTAGTGATGAGGACTTGGCTCTGGCACATCCAGACACCGTCACTGAGGATGATGAGGAAGAGGAGGACGAGGCTGAGGCTGGTCTCGTTCACAAGGGTGAGTCCTATCCAACGACGGTGTCAGTCACGCCGGGTGAGGCTGTAGGGACTACCAAGGCTCAGGAGGCTGAAGAGGCCGAGAAGGCTAAGGATCCTAGTCCTAGCTTCCTCGATCGTGCCAAGGCCGCTCTGCCGCAGGCGGAGATTCCCTCCGCAGCGGAGAGGCAGTAGGGGAGAGGTAGCCGGCGATGACACAGACGACCTGGGCAACTTCGGAGCAGGTTTTGCAGTACACCGGAGTAACAGTTACAGATCAGCAAGTGACCATCGCCGGCTACGTCATCGACCTGTTCTCCGGGAGACCGTATTCTTTCTCCTGGACTGATCCTTCCACTGATGAGATTACTACCTTTAACTGGTGGCAGAACGTTGGTGGAGCAGACATGTACTACATGATGCTGGCTGTGTGTTACCAGACGGTCTGGATGACTCAGCAGCCTGATCTCATGACACGTCTAGACGTTAAGCGGATCCCGACAACGCGTGAGCCTTTGCCTGTCGAGGCGAATGCGTTGTCCGTTGGCCCTTTGGCTAAGAAGGCCTTGGGTCGAGTCTCGTGGCTCCGTAGCCGTGCGCTGCATGTACGTAGTCCGTTCGAAGACTTGTACACGGCGAACTCAGTCAACTTCGGCGAGTGGATCTTCCCATGGTCTCCGATTGGTGGAGGCTTCGGATTCCCGTCGGGGCCTGATTATTAGTAGGAGGCGAAAATGTTCGGTCTCATCGCGTTCGTGTGTTTCCTGATCGCGCTGATCATGTTCATCATCACCAAGGGAGTTGGGCACGACGCGAAGTACGCGATCGACTTCGCGTTCGCAGGCGCAGCGTTCCTGTGTCTGCACTTGACGTGGGGCTGGTACCCATGGCGTCATGGAGCCGGTGTCTGAGCATGATCATCCTCGGTCTAATCCTGCTGATTATCGGCTTTGTTGCCGGTATCGGTATCCTCGTTACAGCCGGCATCATTATCTGTGTCATCGGTCTCATCCTGCTGCTCGTCGGCACGGTAGGACATCACGCAGTCGGTGGTCGGAGTCATTGGTTCTGATGGCAGCTTCGATTGCATACGTCACCCTCGGGAGCGTTCAGGGCCATCCAGGTTCTATGGACGCTCCCGAGGAGGGCGTAGTCTACACGGGTGTTTGGATTAATGCCTGTTATGTAATTGTGAGTCCGAGTAATAAAACAGGCGTGAGCGGGAGCGTCCTAGTTCCGTTCAACTATGCAGATGACTATCAAGGCATCATTGAAGCTGTTCAGTCTCTAGTGACTTCAGCCGTAAAGAAGAAGACTGGCGTCGCTCCTAGAGTGCGAATTATAGGCCAAGAAGAGGTGAGTACGTGACGACCCCTGTAGCTTCACCGCCCGCAGCCTTTCAGAACGGCTGGCTGATGACGTGCCATGAGTGCGGGACCTATGACCTCGTAGGTCCGGGGCATCCTGCAGTTAAGTACGTCCCTGATACGGGAATGTACGGAGTCTATGATCGGACTAAGTTCCGGCATGACCACGGGCCCGACTGCGTGAATGACCCCGAGAGCGGTTATAGCCTCGACTGGTCGTTCGCTAACATGCCACGATCGGGGGTCGTGCCTAAGAAGCCGTTGGGCCTCATCGGTACGCAGCTCCTGTTCCTGAAGGCATTCGCTGTCTATCGCCTGATGATGGCTGCAGCCGGCATGACGGACCAGACGCTAGTCAACACACTACTGTCGAACCTTCTGCACGCCTCTACGACGGCTACGTGGACTCCAGGTACGGGTGGTACGACGCTGACGATCACTCCACCTCTACGTCTTCACCTGATGTCTACGACCGGTACTGAGACTGCCACGGGTACTGAGAACGTAGCGGCTACATCTCCTGGGTACACGAGTGGCCTGAACGCAACCGGCGGCTCGTCCATGGGCGCCAACGCGTTCGGCGCAGGTGCGTCCGGGTCGACGTCGAACTCGAACCAGGTTCAGTGGACTGCGACCGGTACGTGGTCACTGGGCGTGGCCGGTCTCGAAGTCTACGACGGAGCCTCTACAGCCGTTCGGATCCTGTGGGGGGCGTTGACGACAGCGATCATAGCTAACGCCGTTACCAACACGGACACGATTACCTTCGCGGCCGCGTCCATTACTGCTAACGCCTCGACCTGGTGACGGCATGACCAGCATCTGGTCGAACATGGAGCTCATTTACTCCATGCCTGGGATCGGTCCGAATAAGACCACGGCTGCGGTTTCGATGATTTCGGCAGCTGCAGCGGAGCCCGTTACGCTGGCGAGCCTCTGGTCGCAAGATCGCATGCTGGGTAAGTCACTGCGGTTTCATGGCAGTGGCACCTTCGATGTCGCTGGAGCTTATACCAATACGCTCACGCTAGGGGCTGACGTTACAGCCGGGTCTCAGTCTAGTGAGGTTGTGGTTGCGGCCTCGGGCGCAGCGGCAGTCGCGAGCGGTGCGCAGACTACTGGTGTGTTTGAGCTAGACGTCGACATGGCATGTGTGACTGTCGGGGCAGCTACCTCTGGCTGGATAGCAGATGGAACTATCGCATACGGCGTTTACCTGTCGACTGCGACTCAGACGGTCTTCACCATGGGCGGCTTGAATGTGGCTGGAGTGGCAACGGCCGTGGTGCTGGTTCCTACAACTCCGTACTACTTTGAGCTGTGGTCGTTGTTCAACACGGCACCTACCGCTTTTTACCTGAACAAGTTCAAGATCTACGCAGAGAACTAACCGCCTGACAGGAGGCAGGCGTGACGGTTGACCTGGAGCCGGCCCGACGTACTCTGGCTGACCCATTCCGCAAGCCCACGTTCGGTGACCTTATTGGTTATCGTAAAAACGGAATGCCAATTTGGCTCCAGGGTGGTGGTGCTGGGCCGACACTGATCAACCTCACTCCGTTGACCAACGGCACGACAGCTGGGCTGACCCTGTCTGGCACTATCCCAGCAGTTAAAGCCGGTAATTCGATCATCATCGCGGTTATCTACCAGACGTCGACTAGTAGTACTACGGTCTCAGCGACCTGCGGTTCGACCTCGCTGACTAACAATGGCTTCACCGAGGCAGCCGGCGGCCTGGTTGCCTACATCGGTACGCTGTCCAAAGACTCCATGTCTGGAGGCCAGACAACCTTCACGGTCACCTTCTCGACCGGCACGGTCTACTCCGAGTGTTGGGTCTATGAGGTCAACGGTCTGCTGGCTACAGGTAGCTACGACAGCGCGAGTAAGGCGACCGGGTATAGCTCAAGCACTGGCACCTCGCCGGAGACGTCGGGCACGACTGGGACGTTTGCTACCTCAACTGACTTCCTGATTGGTCTGAGTCTCGGCTACTTCACGACAGCGCTGAACGGCCCGGCATCGGGCTGGACGAATGAGGCTAATCAGACCTGTTATACCGGCAGTGAGATCTGGGGCATTACCTCGTACCAGACCGCTACGTCTAATGCTGCGACGTCGTACTCAGTGACGTTCGGCACGACGAACTATAGCGCTACCGGCCTGTTCGCGTTCAAGGCTGCGGCGGGTCCTGTCGCGGGACCTCCAGTCCTCTCGGGTCTTCATAAGGTTCGGAAGCAGTGGGAGCCGACTCCGACCAAGTTCCAAGCTGTTGCTCCTCCGACGACTGTAGGCTTCCCTTCAGGCGCGTCTATTAGTGGTAGCGGACAGCTTACTGCGCAGCCGGTCGTAAACTTCCTAGGCGCAGCGGCGATCTCGGGCTCAGGTTCTCTTACGTCTCAGCCGGTCGTCAACGAGGTTGAGGCGTCAAGCCTCAGCGGTGCGGGTGCTCTAACGGATCAGCCGGTCGTTAACTTCGTAGAGACTGCCTCGCTATCAGGGTCAGGCTCTCTTAGCGCACAGCCTGTAGTCAATCTTGAGGATGCTGCGTCGCTGTCTGGCTCTGGCGTCTTGATGTCTCAGCCTGTCGTTAACTTCCTAGAGGCGTCGAGCCTTAGTGGCTCAGGAGGTCTGACATCTCAGCCTGTCGTTAGCTTCATAGAGACTTCTTCGCTGTCAGGCTCTGGATCGCTTACAGCGTTGTGGACTGTGGGTGTAGAAGGCGCGGCTGCACTATCGGGCGTTGGTTCCCTTACTGCGCAGCCAGTCATAAACTTCCTAACTGCTGTAGCGCTTAGTGGCTCTGGGTTGTTGACGTCTCAGCCGGTAGTCAACTTCCTTACCGCGGCTAGTATTAGTGGTTCCGGTTTGCTAACGTCACAGCCGGTAGTCAACTTCCTTGAGACGGCGTCACTCAGCGGGGCAGGGTCTCTAACGGCTCAGCCTGTAATGAACTTCCTAGGTGCTGCTGCTCTGTCTGGTACGGGCTCGTTGAAGGCGTATGCTCAGGTTAGTGTGATTCTGTCTGGCAGCGGGTCTCTAACGGCTCAGCCTGTGGTGAACTTCCTAGAGGTAGCGTCTCTCTCTGGCAGTGGGCTGCTTACTGCTCAGCCTGTCATCAACTTTGCTTCGACAGCGTCTTTGAGCGGTTCCGGCTTGTTGATTGCTCAGCCTGTTGTTAACTTCTTCGGTAATGCCAGTCTAAGCGGTTCGGGAACTCTGACGTCGCAGCCAGTCGCTAACTTCATTGAGGCTGCGTCCCTGTCTGGCATGGGGGGTCTGACCAGTCAGCCTGTGGTGAACTTCCTAGAGACTGCGTCCTTGGTAGGTACAGGATCTCTGAGCGCTACGGTGTCTACTAGTGGTTCGTTTAACGCTACCGCTTCGCTGAACGGTTCAGGTACGCTGACTACTCAGCCCGTAGTGAACTTTGTTTCGGCAGGGACAATATCCGGAACCGGTTCTCTTACTTCACAACCTATCGTGAACTTCTTTGGCAACGCGGCGCTGACTGGCATAGGGTCGCTTACGTCGCAGCCTGTCGTGAACTTCTTCGAGAGTTCTTCGATGACTGGGGCTGGTACGCTAACGGCTCAGCCGGTCGTTAACCTCTTTGGCAACGCGGCTCTTAGTGGACTAGGGTCGCTTACGTCCCAGCCGGTAGTGAACTTCAAGGATGCAGCATCGTTCTCAGGCATTGGAACGCTTACCTCACAGCCGGTAGTTAACTTCCTCGGTGCGTCTTCGATGTCTGGCCTAGGTACCTTGACAGCTCAGCCGAGTGTCAATATGTATCAGGCGGCGGCCCTTGTAGGTCTGGGGACGCTAACGTCTCAGCCTGTTGTGAACTTCCTAACCGCAGCGAGCATAAGTGGCGCAGGGTCTTTGACGTCACAGGTTGTAGTCAACTTCCTGATGACTTCATCCATGTCAGGTCTCGGTGCGCTAACGTCTCAGCCTGTTGTGAACTTCCTAGAGACGGCGTTGCTATCTGGTATAGGCTCGCTTACAGCCAATGCGTCGGTTAGCGGTTCCTTCTCGGCAACAGCTTCGGTATCGGGCACGGGCACTCTTACGTCGCAGCCTGTAGTGAACTTCCTAGACGCATCAGTCCTTACCGGAACAGGATCTTTGACTTCTCAGGCGCTAGCTAACTTCCTTTCGGTTGCGGTGTTGAGCGGTGCCGGTACGCTTACCACGCAGCCTATCGTGAACTTCCTTACGGCGGGCGTGACTTCAGGTATAGGGGCTCTGACGACTCAGCCTGTAGTGAACTTCCTCGGTGCGTTGACTATGTCGGGTATAGGCTCGTTGACTTCGCAGAGCATTACAGGTCTGCCCGGGGCGGCTACTCTAGTTGGGTTGGGCACTCTAACGGCTCAACCTGTCGTGAACTTCCTTAGTGGGACGACGCTAACTGGTGTAGGTAACCTTACGTCACAGGCCCTAGTCACATCGAACATAGCATCGACAGCCCTTTTGACAGGCATGGGGTATCTTTCGGCTACTGCGGTGGTCACGTCGACTACAGAGCTTGAGGGAACACCCTGGGTGTCGATAATCCAGGCGTCGCTTTGGGAGGCGAGAATCGTGCCTTGTACATGGACAGCCGAGCTAACGAGCGGAATTTGGGAGGCTAAGCTTATGACATCAACAGCGTCGGTCTTTTTGGTATCACAACAGAACATCGCCATCAACGTGTGGGGGCCTCTAGGTGTAGTCCTTTCATCTCTCCCTGTGAAGGGTGCGTTCCTGACTACGCCGCCTCCAGGGATGGGGTCTCCTGACGTGACAGGTGAGCCTACTTCGGGGCAGTGGATTGGAGGAACATGGGGGACGAACTCTGTTCAGCCTCCGTACCTGGCGCTCATTCCGAATACAGGCCTGACCGCGGGGACGTACTATGCCTGGGTGCAGGTTAACTCTACTGGTACGGGAGAGCTTCCCGCTATGTATGCGGGGGTACTGAACATAGATTAAGAGGACACTTACCTTACATCCGTGGCCTTCGCAGGATGAATCATACTATAATAGTAGATAGGAGGACTATTTGTATGTGATGGCCAACACGACGATATCGATCCTGAGAGGGACCGGTTTCGATTCGTTTGGCGACATCGAGGATCAGCCTGTAGTCATCGCTAGCGGAGTGCCAGCCTTCCTTAGCTCGCCTGGTATGAGTGCTCTGCGCCCGTTGATCATGGGTACTACAGCGTATCCGCCTTCGACGGAGATGCCGGCGATCGTGAGGGCTATCACTCTTATCCTTCCAGGTAATACAGACTTGACTATAAACGATCAAGTACTGGACGAGGGCACTAACATTACCTATCCTGTCTATATGGTGACGCAGCTGGGGAATGTAGGTGGCATCGTTCAGGACATGCAGGTGACTCTGAGGCGTATTACAACTACACAGCCCGCTTAGTCGTAGAGACGTTCAGCGGGCATTAGGACCTAACGTAGAGGACGGTCCGTGGCGCGTGTGGTAATAGATGCAGGCGCGGTTGCTCAAATTGAGCTGGCCGGCAGCGTCTTTCTTGATGATCGGCTTGGGCCGCTCATTGTGGAAGACGCTAAGCGTTATGCACCGAAGCGCACGGGGGTCATGGCCGCCCTTATTCATCATAGTGTTGACGGTGACACTCTCTACATCATTTCGCCAGCTCCCTACTCCGCATGGGTTGAGCTAGGCCATCGAGTGTTTCACCCAAGTACAGGTAACGTAGGGCCTGAGGTCGTTCTAGAGGAGCCCTTCCTCCGACCGGCCCTGTATAAGTATCGTACGCCGATGGTTCCTGATCCTCCGGCGACGATGAATACTGCGGTGTCGCATCCCGGCATTTCCTATCCGAACCTCTTTACGTATGAAGAGTTTCATCTTCATTGGAGGTTCGACCATTGACCTACCATCCGAACTCTGAGCTAGTGACTTGCGCTTGGCTCTCTTCGATCCCTGGCTCGGGTTTCACGTCGAACATGGTGGCGACTCAGGCCCCTCCACAGGAACAGTGGCCGGCGGTCGGCGGTATCAGTCAGTTCATTACCTGTCGCGTGGTGGGGGGTACGCCTAAGCCTGTTGGACAGGCTCCCCTGGCTATGCCTGTCATGGAAGTAAAGTGCTGGGCTCTAAAGCTGACGTCGACTAAGCCTCCCTGGTTCGCGGCTAACAACATGGCGGAGATAATTCGTATCGCGATGTATAGTAGAGGCTTGGGAGTGTTCGGGCGTGCTCTGACTATTCAGGCGAACGGCCTAGATTATAACCCTGCTGTAGTCCTGGAGACCGTGATGCATACGGAGCCTAGGAGGATCTATGGTGATCCTCGAGAGTACGCGGTTTACCAATTCGACATGGGAGTGACTTGGAAGGAAGTTAACCTTGTCATTTCCAACTAAGGAGGCGAACGTGCCACTGACTGAAAAGGACATCAAGCGACAGTCTAACGGCAAACCAGTCAGCAACATGGTGAAGGTCGTTGGCAGCGACGTGCCGCGTCTCGTTGATATCGACGACATCGACGGGATGGTAGAGCGCGGCGAGATCGAGGAGATCCTGTACGACGAGGACGGAGACTCCGAAGGCAAGCTGGGGGAGCCGCGTGAGGTAGTGACTCCTGAGGTGACTCGAGCTACGTACGCAGGGGGAGGGGAGTCGAAGGTCGAGCCGCCGCCGGTAGATGTTACCGTTCCGGGACCGGTACGAGTAGAGGTGAAGGGAGGCGTGCCGACTGATGGCGGCAAGGAAGCGGCGGCCGATTAGGATCAAGCCGTCCAAGAAGGGGGCTTTTACCAAGAAGGCCAAGGCCGCTGGGATGGGCGTTCAAGCTTACGCCAGCAAGGTCCTGCGAGCCCCGAAGGGTCGGTATCCTGCTTCCACCCGGAGGCAGGCGAACTTCGCTAAGAACTTCGGCGGAGCTTCAAAGAGAAGGAAGAGGAGGTGACGAATGGCAACTCAGACTCTGACGGCTCAGCTGTGCGGGGCTGACTCGGTAGCGAACAACGTGACCACCGGGCTGACTGTGATTACAGGCGGCAACACGGTTGCGTTCCCGAACTTCCCTGGTCAGACCATCCTGCTTATCTCGGTTGGCGGCACGGGTGGGACCGTTCAGACTACAGTCGGATCGACTATCTTCGGGCAGGCTTTTGCGTCCTATACGGCGCTGACGCTGACTCTGTCGACCATCTACGTTCTCGGCCCGTTCCACTCGGCGCTAGAGCTACCGGGGGCCAGTAACGTCGTTCAGGTCATTACGTCGGCTGGGCTAGTCGCTAGCATGGCCTGTCTTCAGCTGTCGGGGGTGTACTAATGGCTAGGACCATTCTCACGCCAACACTGTTGACGGCAGACTCAACGGCAGCTAACCTGAACACGCTCGCTACCGCAGGCGTTGCACCGGGCGGCACGGGTGCTGGTAATGGTGTTCAGTTCACCAACGTTCCCGGCCAGACGTTCTTGCTAGTTCAGCTGGGCACGACAGCCTCTACCCTGACGGTCAACATCGGCGCTACGCTCTTCGGGCTAGCCGCCACGGCCTTCTCGGTTGGGCCTCTGACGGTCTCGACTCTGTCACTTCTTGGGCCCTTCCACTCCGCGCTTGACCAGGCGGGGACGAGCCAGGTCGCGGTTGACTTCAGCTCCGTCACCAACGTTCTCTGCGTCGTTCTTCAGGCGTCCGGCGTCTACTAATAGGAGGTGAGAAATGCCAGTCAACCCGAATAACGTGGTCCAGGGACCAGCAGTCCTGTACTGGAACGCGTTTGGCTCTGCGGAGCCTCCGGACACCAACGCAGCTGTTACGCAGCCTCCGTGGGTCACCGGAAACGCCAACTGGACCGATCTGGGTGCTACTACGGGAGGCGTGTCGCTGAGCGTAGCGCATACGTATACTCAGATCAAGGCCGATCAGAACATCGACCCCATCGGGGCTCGCCTCTCTGGTAGGACGATCCAGGTGATGGCGAACCTTCTGGAAGCCACGATGCAGAACCTGTGGCTAGCGATGAACCAGGTCGCGATCCAGAACCCGCTGTCGGGAGTTACCACCCTGGACCCGATTACTACCACGTCAGCTACGCAGCCGACGTACATCGGGCTCATCATCGATGGCTGGGCGCCTACGCTTGCTACGGGCCTCCAGGCACGCCGTCGGATCATCGTTCGGAAGGTGCTTGACGATCTGAAGGCGAGCGCGAAGTACGACCTGACCAATCAGGTTACCTGGGACTGTACGTTTACGGCATACTACGTGTCGTCGACGATCGCCCCCTTCCATATCCAAGACCAGACCGCGTAAGGAGGTGTCTTCAATGGCGGACACTAGCGAAGACACGATCGAAGGCTCGGTCGTCGGACAAATTGTTCCGGCGGTTAGGCTTAGGAGTGATGCAGAGGTTGGGGCATCGAAGCGCATGCCGTTGTTCTACATCGATGATAAGGAATACACGGTACCTGCCAAGCCGGCGCCGAACGTCGGGCTTCGATACCTCTACCTCTTGCATACGAAGGGTGAAGCTGAGGCGAACTACTTCCTTCTCAACAGCCTGCTAGGTAACGAGGGTTACAGGGCGCTCATGACGTACGACAAGTTGACTCAGAAAGACTTCGACGACGTGATGAGTCGTGCAGTTGCCATCTCTACAGGCCCAAAAGAACGGAAGAGGAGCTCCAACGGGAGTTCGAGAACGGGCCAGAATGGAAGCAGCGCGCAGCGCAGATCCTCTGGACCATCAACTACCTAGGGGACATTGCTAGTGATCTGAGTGCTCTGCATGGGATAAGGGATGCCAATGAACTTGATGGGCCGACGTTCTTCCTCCTGGCGCATAGGCTGGTGTCTTACAACGGCGCAGTCTTCGCCTCGGCTATTCCCGGAGACGTCGAGACGGCTCGACAGCAGGAGGCTCCCGAGGCTCAGGCTCCTCAGCAGTCGGATCCGAGAGCCTCGTCGGCTCCATCGGCGGATGTGCCTCCCTTGACACGCGAGCAGTTGGCAGCGATGTATCGCCCCGCTCCCGCTATCGGTCAGGATGTTGGGTTGTTTGAGATTGCGGAGATGACCTAGTGCCAGACGGTTTTAGGATTGCTAGTGCTTATGTCGACGTCGAGATCGACCAAGCACGGCTTGATGAGCAGATAGGTGTTGTAGAGGCCAAGCTGGCAGAGATCAAGGACCGTGCGGTTGGCGTGTCGATCGACCAGCAAAAGCTCGATGCGACTATTGCTGTAATCAATGCCAGGCTAGCAGCCCTTCACGACCGTTCTATTAACGTTGGCATTAACAAGGCCGAGTTCGACGCTGAGTGGCTTGAGATCATGGGAATGATCGAGGTCCTTCAGAAGGAATTCAACATCCAGGTTAATCTGGATGGCATTAGTACAGCCATTACGGATGTCATGCTCCTGGATGCTAGTGCGCGCGCCACGGCGGAATCTTTTGAGAAGATTCGGGACGTTGCTGCAGAGCTGGGCGGGATCAACTTCATCCTCGGTGCTGGCGGCGGAGGCTGGACAAAGAACTGGGCTCAGTGGCTGCACTGGATCCTTGCTGCAGGTGCGGAGCTGGCTGCAGTCGTAGTCCCGGCGGCAGTCGCTCTAGGTGGTGCAGCGGCTGATGCTGCGCAGGGCGTTCAGATGGCTGCTCAGCACATGACGTCTCTGTGGACTGCATCTGAAGCCACTACTAACATGTTTCATAAGACGTTGGGTGAGGCTCTGGGCATTGGGAATGAGCTACAACGGGCTCAGAACATGGCTAACCCAATGGTGTATCAGGCTATGGGTGCCGCGATCGAAGTCGCCAGGATGCACACCGTAGACTTGGCTGCTGAAGGTCTCAAGATTATAGGCATCTTTGACACCTTCTTGGCGAAGGTTCAATATGATCTGTCTGCTGGTGGTGCGGGCCTGGCTAAGGGTCTGCTCGGGGGCATGACAGAAGACGCGGTCGAGATCGCTCGGATCTTCGGTAACCTCGGTGATGCGATTGTACATCTCGCTGCCGATATGCCTGGACTAGTTCATGTCTTGTTGGCTATGGTTGATGGTGTTATAGAACTCATTAAGTGGTTCTCCGAGCTGCCCAAGCCTCTTGTTATGGCTATCATTGTCATCGAAGAGTTCTATCGTTGGGGTGGTCTATTCATTACTCTGTTTGCTCGTATGGGCGCTGCCATTAGCGGGATGGTACTGGGTGAGGGAATTCCGCTGCTCGCGAAGTTTGGAGAGTACTTCTCGACTATCCTAGGTACGGCTGGATCTATCATCGGCTCGTTTATGCTGCGAATCGGCGCGATGGTGGGCAGCTTCGGGGAAGTAGGAGGAGCTGCTGATAAGGCTGGCGGCGCTATCGGTAAGGCCGGTGTTGAGATAGGTGACGCCGCAAACAGTATGGGTCCTGGGTTGGCCTCCGTAGTTGTCATTGGCGCTGCAGCGTTTGGGTTCCTCGCATACAAGATCATGACCGCGAAGACTGCAACGGAAGAATGGATATCGAGCCTCAACGCGGCGATTCAGTCTACTTCTAACTTTGACGTTATCGATAAGCTGGCTAAGTCCTTTGAGCAGCTCGATCAGCAGATGGACTATGCACAGGAGTCGCAGAAGAGCCTAAACAGTATGTATGACACTACGCCTATGCGAGGCTATGGCGAGGTTGCGGGCATCGTTACGCAGAGGGTTTCGGATCTTAATACCGAGCAGAAGGATCTGCTACAGACTACGGCTCGCGTGGGCGGCGGCATTGCCTTCTTGGAAAAGACGTATGGCACCTCTTATATCGGTGCGCTCGCTTTGGCCCAGATGGCAAACGTTCACTTGGCAGACGGTATTACCGGAACGAGTGAAGCTGCCGACATTAACCGGCTGAAGATTGCTGACCTAGTTGCAGGGTATCAGGCCATGGGCCAGCCTGCAGGCATAGTCGGTAGGGACATGACTGCGCTAGCTATCCAGGCGGGTGAGCAGGCTACGAAGGTATCTGAGCTAAATCAGGCCTGGGATGCTTGGATGCAGTCTATTACTGGTGGCACTAGTAACCTAGGTTCCTTTACTCAGGGACTGACTAACCTAACGAACATTACAGACACTTCGAAGTTCTCGTTTTCTGAGTCTATGACCGGTATGAGCCTAAGTACGAAGAAGTTTGCAGAGTCTCTAAATACTGCAGGGTCAACGGGCGCACAGGCTTGGCAGAACTTGGACCAGATAATCGGAAGTTCTGCTCCGCAGCTAATCGACTGGCTGCGTGAGGCAGGCTCTGAAGGCGAACTGAGTGGCGGTCAGTTTACAAAGGCTATCAAGGACATGGTCGCTGAGATGATCCCGTTTGTGGGAACTAACAAGACGGCGATCACGGAGCTGGATGCCCTGGCTCAGCAGGCCGGTGGACCGACTACCGATAACCTTACGACCCTAACAAAGTGGTTGGGTAATACTCACGACGCGACGAAGAATCTTCAGGAGATCATCGATTCGACGACTCAGAAGATGGGCAACATGGCTCAGGTTGCTCAGAACTTGGGTAACGTCATGGCGCAGGACATCATCGCTCAGATGGACGCGGCCAAGCTGAAGGTTGATAACGTTCAGCAAGCGACTGAGAACTACACGAACTCGCTTCAGAAGAACGGTGCGCAGTCTAACATTACTAGGCAGGACTATCAGAACCTAGTTCAGCTCTTGACGAACGTGACGGGGAATAACAAGCAGGCGAACACGATCGCTGAAACGTATGCTCGATCATTGGGCGATGATAGCGAGGCTGCGGTTATCGCTACTTCGAAGACGGAAAAGTACGGTCAGGCCCTGTCTAGGTTGCCTCTGGAAAAGCAGCTAGCGATTCACATTAGTGCTACTGGGCAGTGGAGTTATCAGACTTCGCTGGGTAAGCTCGTCGCGCCCGGAGGCTCACAGTCGACAGCTAGAGAAGGCATGAGGATCCCAGGCTACGGCGGCGGGGACATATTCCCGCTTCTGGCAGAGCCTGGTGAGACCGTCGTGTCCAAGGAGACTAGTCAGAAGCTAGCTCCGCTCTTCAAGAAGATGGGCGTTCCCGGATATCAGGATGGCGGCGTCGTAGGTAGCTATAACAGTGACAGTATTACAGGTCTAGGGTCTTGGGCGGATACGGAGTACCAGGACACGCTGAATGCTTCGGCGAATGCCTTGGCAGCTATGGCCCAGCAGATGATGGCCGGTACACCAGGCAAGGGTGGTGTTGCGACCACAGCGCAGACTGTAGCTTGGCTCATGACCGCTCTGAAGGATACTAAGACTTCGTCCTCCTGGCTTAGCGGTCTGGAGATCATCGCCTCTCACGAGTCTGGTGATAACCCGAACGCGATCAACCTGACGGACTCGAACGCTGCAGCGGGCGATCCTTCGCGAGGTCTAATGCAGACCATCATGACCACGTTCGATGCTTATCATCAGGCGGGCACTAGCTGGAACATTTATGATCCAGTAGCTAACGCTGCCGCAGCCATTAACTATATCAAGGCTAGGTACGGTAGCGTCTGGAACGTGCCAGGTGTCATCGCCGTCGAACAGGGGCGTCCGTATGTAGGCTATGCCGCCGGTGGATATATTCCGCCAGGTCAGATAGGCATCGTAGGCGAGAACGGTCCTGAGTTTGCCATGGCCGGTGATCAGGGCGCGACGATTATCCCTGGAGGGCCCATGCGAGGCGGGGCCAATCCTGGCGGGCCTATGATCAACATGAACTACTACGGTCCGCAGTATCCTTCGCCGCAGCAGAGGGCTCAGATGAGGATGGACCTGGTTCTAGCGCTAGGGGTGGCTCCATGAGCGTCATGAGTACGGACGCAGGGTTTTGGTCAGGCTCGATTAGCTACCAGGCGCCCTATATGACCTCGCCTCTCGTAGTTAGCATTGGTACGGGTCCTGACGCGAATGGCATTGACTGGATCTGGCAAGGCATTCAGGGGTGGGATAGTCCCGACGTTGCTGGTGCGGTTCTTCAGCGAGGGGCTGACACTGGTGGCTGGGCTACAGGCCAGTGGTACGCCCCGAGAGCTTTGACCCTGTCGCTTCGAGCGAGTAGCCCTACGTGGGCTATTCGTGATCTGTCTCGATCGATTCTACAGCAGGTCATTCCGGTTAATGACCTGGCTATGCTTCAGTATAATGAGCCTATCCCGAAGCAGATGGCGGTAAGGCGCTCAGGTCAGATCGTGGAGCAGTATGACAACCTAAACGAGGTCGTCTTCGCGGTTGTCTTGATTGCGCCGGATCCCCGTAAATACTCTACGGTTCTGAAGCAATGGCCATCGGCTTCACTTATCTCGCCGAACTATAGCACGATCCCCTTTACCATTCCACTGATCTTTCCTGCTGGAGTTGTACAGCCTGCTACAGGTAATACGAATGCGGGTAATTTCGAGACGCGCCCGATCATTCAAGTGGTAGGCCCCATGCATGCTCCCGGTCTTAAGCTGGTAAACACGGGTCAGCAGGTGACCTGGAGCACTGTAACATTGAACAGCGGTGATCAGCTGATCGCTGACTTTGATGCTAAGATGGCCTGGCACAACGGAGCCTACGTACCTGCTGACATCACCTCGTCCTGGTGGTCGCTGCCTCCAGGTATTAATTCCGTCCAGTTGCTGACAGGTAATCACCTCTCAGGCGATCAGGGACTCATGATCATTCAGCACCGAGATGCTTGGATATAGGAGAATGCCTTGGCTACTTCGATCAACCTAGGCTACTGCGGATACCTTGCGGGGTCTACGTGGAACGATACCATCGGTCGTCTAGATATCGCTGCTAGTACGTATCTGGGCGGGTCGGTAGGAGGCGTCCTGCAAAGCATTAGCAACCCTCTTCAGGTGCTTGCCTCTAGCGGCATGAACATCACTGTCAATCCTGGGTCGGCAGTCATTCCGAGTAACTCGGGTGCGACTCAGGGTGCTTATCGTCCTACGAGTCCTTCGTTGCAGACATTGACCGTTGCGACTGCACCGGGTTCGCCTAACACGCGAATCGACTTGATCTGTATCAACGTGGATGACCTGGGTAGTAGTTCGTCGTATGCTCAGTTGCTTTATGTCGAGGGCACAGCTGGGAACCCGGGTGTTGCACCTACGGCTCCGAACAACTCACTTGTTCTGGCTCAGATCGCGGTAGGCTCTGGCGTCTCTAGTATCCTGCAGACGAACATTACTGACGAGCGGTTCTTCGCTATAGCTCCCGGCGGTGTTCTAGTCTGTCCGAACATGGCTAGTCTGCCGGCTGGTGCAACTGGACAGCTCGGCTATGACGTCGTGAATAGTCGCCTGTTTGCTCTAGGTCCCAGCGGTGCTGGGCCACTTCACGTCTACTCCTTCCCAGCGGCTGAGACAATCTCGACTACTAACCTGACCGCGACGTATGGCAGCGAGACGACGTTCCTGTCTTGTACTATCACTAGCCCTGGCGGCGTAGACTTGCTGATCATCGCACAGGCGATGGACATGTGGTCTGCCAATAACCCGTTCGCGATCAACCAACGCATCTACATCGACTCGACTCTGGTTCAGCAGGGTGCGTACTACAGTACGACTACCAAGATCGATGGTACGAACTACAGGTGTGGCAACTCGGTAGTGCTCTATCAGACTAGCTCGGCCAAGGGTACAACTCCTGCGGCTGGCAGTCACACGATTCAGTTCCGTGGACAGCCTCTGTACATGTCGGCCGGTAACACGGTTACGCTCGGTGGGGCTTCTAGCTACCCGATCGACCTCTTCGTTTCACAGGCGTCGCTATGACGATGTCCATGGAGCCTGTGGGCGGTGCGCTGGCTGCGTATTCCTTGCAGATGGCGCATGCCCTGGTATCTCCGGCTGCAGGCGCTCCGGAGGCTAACGAGTATCAGTTCATTACGACGAATATCCTGACCGGTGCAGTCCTCGCGGATAATCTCCCTATGATTGGACAGACTGCAACTAGGCAGATTAATAACGTTGGACAGTTCCAAGGGTATTTGGCTTTGAAAACTGCGGATGCGCAGATGCTAGAGGTTGGGATAGATCCCGTTACTAGTTCCAGCATTGTGCAGACTTGGGTCAACGCTTGCATTCCTTGGAAGTCTGTACTCTGGATCTTGCAGAATGGCCAGCCGATCTTTAACGGCCCGATTACTGCTTGGTCTCCTGACTCGATCATGGACGGCCAACTTCCTATTCAGGCTGCCTCTATGGAGCAGATGTTCCAGTGTCGTGTAACGTCTAAGGTGTTGACATATACTAACCTGGACGTATTCGAGATCTTCCGGGATGAACTTCAGTACGCCTTGAGCAAGAGCCCGAATGGCCAGATCGCAGGGTCAGGGCAGTATGCTAACACTTCAGGTATCGTGGATACTGTTGAGTACTCCGGCGTCATTGCCTCCATTACGGAGGAAGCGGGTTATCAGTCGATCTATGACAACTGGAATGATCTTGTTAACGCGTACGGCCTTGAGTTCGCTCTCACACCGGCTATTACGCCTGCTGGGTCTTTGTATACCCAGGTGCAGCTCGGTCTACCTCAGATGGGTAGGTTGTATCAGAATACGGGTCTTCAATTTGTCTTCCCCGGCCAGGGAATGGTGGACTACGCCTGGCAGTGGATTCCTACGAGTCCAGCTAATAGTATGACTGTAACGGGTCAGGGTGGAGGAACTAATCCCAAGACGTATGTCGCTGTAGCTCTGGCCAGTAGTGAGTTGAGCGCCGGTTGGCCCTTGTTGGAGGCTACATCTTCGTTCTATGGCACTGTTACTTCTCAGACTCAGATTAACGGCTATGCTAAAGAGCTTTTGTATACAACAGCGGTGAATAAGTCATTGCAACCTATCTTTACGTTGGGGCCTCAAGCCCCCGTGCAGATTAAGGACACTCAGCTGGGCGATGAGGTATACTGTATAGCGACCTCACCGCTTCATCCTGCTGGAGCTAATGGCGTACCAGGAATAGCTGAGTTGCTTCGTATTACCTCTTGGACACTAACGTTTCCTACGGGGGAACAAGCTGAGCAGACTCAGTTTACTCTAGGCGGTCTGCAGATTGGGCCTACACCATGACCGGGCATCCAGTACGGGCTCAAGATCGTCTCGTTGCGACTATCAATAGTCTGAACAAGCGCCTCAAGCGGATTGAGAATATAGTTAACAACCCGACTGAAATAGGGGGCGTTCTAAACCGAGCTAGCCTTAGTAGTCTGCCTTCGCTTATTAACTGGTCGTTTGAGAACTCAACGGATAGTTGGGTAGGATCCGTAGCGACTCTATCTTCTTCGGTTGCTTGGGCTACCGAAGGTAGTTACTCTCTGGAGATAATCAGTACTGGTGGCTCAAATATGGGGGCTAGTTCTCCTGAGCTTACGGTTCCTGTTAGCAGTGTTACACAGATAAATGTTCAGGCGGACGTTTACGCGCCTCAGGTTCTAGGTCAAGTTACACTTACTATTGCGTTCTATAACTCTAGTAGCGTCCTGTTGGATAGCTATCCCACTACGGGTCTAGCTATGGCTGCGCAGGGTGAGACTACACTCCAGCTCAATGCGCTGGCTGTGCCTAATAACACGTCCTACTGTATCGTCTCGGTTAATGATAATGAGACTACGCCGGCAGGGTATGCGCTCTACGTTGATAACGTCCAAGTTAATGCTCCAGGTAACATAGGCTTGGGTTGGACACTTAATAACAACGGGTCTGGCTCTGTTCCTACGGAACTATTGACTGGTGCTCTTGCAGCCTCTTTGATTGGGAACATTGGCGTTCTTAACTCCAATCCGTATTTCGCAGGAGGCAGCGGCGTAGGTTGGACTGGAACTAACGGGAACTTTGTAGTTACGGCAACTCCTCCTGCAGGATCTCCCTATGGCTACGCCGGGGCTTTTTCTCTAACAGGCTCCGGTGGCTACATGGAGGAAAGCGTTCAGCCATTCCCTATTACGGCTAGTACGCAATACCTTGTTACTGCATGGGTGTATTCTACGGACGCAACAGCTGTCCTGGGTTTCTCCTGGCTCAATGCCTCAGGCGGGGTAGTGTCCAATAGCACACAGTCATTTACCGTGACTCCTAATACGTGGACACAGGTTACTACCGTTCAGGCTTCTCCGGCGACGACTGCAACGCAGGCTTGTGCAGTGATGGCTCCAGGAACCATAGGTGATACTATCTATGGTGAGGCAATTCTAGTTCTGCCTCAAGTCCCGGGTCAGCTCATTCAGGCAGGTACTATTACTGCGATCCAGATCGCAGCAGGCATCATTGTCGCAGGCATCGTTAACGGTACTCTGATTGAGGGCGCACAGTTTCTCGCTTATGGTACTAACGGCGAGATCCTTATCTACAACGGTATACCCACTACCGGTAACTTGATCTGTGCCATATCGGGTGCGAGTGGCTCTGACTCCTATAGCAATTCGTACCCTCAAGGCTTGTACGTGAACGTCGGAGCTATCTACGGGTCTGCATTCAATGGGAACACCCTGACTCTTGATCCTGGACCGTTCTTGCTCTATGGGGATACTACGACGGTGCAGCAGGTGATCTCGAGCGGCTCGGGTAACTGGGCAGTTCCAGCCTCTGTGACTTCGCCTACGGGTGTTGCTAATGCCGTCCAATCTGAGTGCTGGGGCGGCGGCTCGGGTGGGCACGCGCCGTCTGGCTCAGGCGGAGGCGGCGGGGGCGAGTACGCCTGCGAGCCCAACCTAGCAGTTACTCCTAGTGGGACTTGTGCTTACGTTGTTGGTTCTGGTGGCGCTGATGCTACTAATGGTAACACCACGACGTTCGTAGGCACGTCTGTTACGGTTACTGCGCATGGAGGGTTGGGTACAGCTCCACCAGGCAACGGGGGTAGCGGTAGTACCAATACGATCGCCAACCCGGGAGCTGGAGGCGGTACAGCTACTGGCAATGGCGGCGGCGGAGGCGGAAGCTCCGGCGGGCCTCTATCAGGAGGTAATGGCGGTATTAGCGTTACCGGTAACGCTGGCGGTGCTGGAGGTCCGGCGGTCTACGGAGGCGGTCCGGGAGGTCATGGAGGTAACTATAGCTCCAGCGAACAAGGTAAGAGTCCTTCCATGGGCCCGGGGGGCGGCGCTGGAGGGTCTGCAACTGGGGGAGGTAATACTCAGGTCGGAGCTACTGGACAGATTAAGATTACGTATGTGACTACAGCCAGTACGAACCTGCTGGCTAGCCTGTCGGCTTACGCCGGCACGGACCCTGCTACGGGCCAGGCTTTTCCTGGTCCGGGCTTTGGGCTAGCTAACTCAACGGCTCCTGAGTCTTTGGCGGACTGGGCTGCACTGTTCGCCAACGAGGGTATTCTCAACTATGTTTCGGGTGCGGACGGTAACACCTATGATACAGGGCACCTATCCGTATTCACGACTACCGGCGTAGGCATTACGGTTGTTAACACTTCTTATCAGACCATAAGCCCGGGCTCGGGACCTAGTCTGTCTTTGCCTGTAGGCATAGGTTCCTATATCTGTCATGCTCGCCTAGTCTATGCTGAAGCAACAGCAGGTACTCCTAGATTCCAGTTCATTGGCCCTACCTTTAGTCAGGCCGACCTGGACGCAAGCTGGTCAGTGAACAGTAGTTCATCTAGCTGGGGAGGTTATCAGATCAATGCTCTGGGCCCCATAGCTGGTCCGGTGATGGGTAGTCACTATCAGGTACTAGACATATGGCTAAGGGCGATCTTTACAGCCTCAGGGACTTTGTCTCTTCAGGCTAATACGTCAGCTTCTGCGGATAACTATTCTATTGAAGCGGGAGCGATGATGATGTTGTTCCCGGTCGTGGCAACTTAGTGCTAGGAGGCGAACTTGATCATTGATAGCGCGACTTGTACTAAGGAGGGAAGGGAGGTAACTATATGTTCATTGCGGCAGCACCGGCATCCATCCCCAGTATCATTACTTCTATCGCTAGCGTAGCTACGGTGTTCGGGGTCGCGTTCGGCGTCATAGCTGGGACGTTCCAGATTCGCAAGATCAGGAGTGACAATAAGATTGCAGTAGCTGCGGCGAAGGAAGTTGCTCATAAGGCCGCAGAAGCCGCCGTGTCCTTGACTGCGTCACAGACACAGGTGGCCTCTAAGGCTGCAGAAGCTGCTGTTGACCTGATAGCGTCGCAGAAGGTAGTTGCCGACACGCTAGTGGTGGCTAATGCTAAGACTAACAGTAAGCTTGACGTTATTCATGCACTGGTAAACTCGAATATGACTACGGCGATGCAGTCTGAGCTGGATGCCACTGTTCGTGAACTAGCCATGATGCGAGAGGTAGTGGCGCTCAACGGGGCCGCTGGTCGGCCTCCATCCGAAGAGTCGCTAGGCGCTATTGATGCCACGCAGACTAAGATTAATGAACTGAAGGCGGCTCTCGCTGACCGTGCAGAGGCGGCTCAGCGGGTTGTCAGCGATGCCGGCGCTGGCGGTAGTTCTCTAGCTGCCAAGGACGTATATGACCGCCTCAGCGCGAGGGAGGACGGGTGACGCTTGTGATTCTCCTGTTCCCGAATGGTCAGCGCAAAGAGGTGATTCTCTCGGCGACACCACGAAAGGGTGAGCAGGTTCTCCTCGAAGGGGCCAACAAGGCGCTCTCGGTAGAGAACGTGCTGTGGATGGAGGCGTCTAATGGTCATGGGCCAGTAGCGTTGATATCCGTTCGCGAGGTTCCATAAGTTAGAAAATACGAAAGGCGGACAGTATGACTGCACAGGACTCAGTAGTCCCGGAGCTTCCCAAAGGGCATCCACATCGACCGCACTTTGGTTATGCTCATGTGGGTGGTCACACGTTTGCAGTCCACGCGCGTACGATCGATCATCTGAAGCCACTCCCGGAAGACGGCTGGTGGACGAGCTTCAACAAGCGCTGCGCGATCTGGATTACCAAGCGAGTTGGCTCGATGAATGCCTTCTGGCTGTTCACCTTGCTAGCGGCTCTCGTAGCCCCGTCCTGTCTGTACGCAGGTGGCTATATCGGCAAGTTTGGCTTCATCACCACGTTCGGCTTCGAGCTGCTCGCTACGCTGGTCTTGTCGACCTGGCTGGAGCTGGTGCTGATGCCTGCGATCATGGTGCAGGGCAACATCGCTGCAGTGGCCGCTGATGCACGTCAGGCTAAGCAGTTCCAGGATCTTGAACAAGTCAAGGACTGGCTAGATGAGAACACCGATGGAGGTATCAAGACCATCATCGAGAAGCTGAACGCCATCGATGCGAAGATCAAGTAAGGTCGTCCGATGGCTCTGGCACCAGTTCGTGGAAACGTTCGGTGATTCACGTTACCGAGTGAAAGAGAGCGACGAGGCGTGGCTAGAGCGTCTCAGGAAGAAGGCGGACTACATGGCGTCATTCGACACGATGGCTGACTTCACAGGCGCAGCGGTAGCTAGCGTCCCAGCCAGCCTTACAGTAGGTAAGGTCGCAGGCTACGTCACCGGTAGCGGAATCGTTCCGTGGACAGCTACCGACTTCGACAAGTATCCAGACAAGGTGCGGATTAGGATCGACCAGTCGGCAGGAGGTGCCGCCTTCGCAGCTGGCACAGCTCAGGTACTCGACATCGAGACTGGAGCGGCTACTGATGCCGACGCAGTCACGAGCGTGCCCGAGAGGCAGAAGCGTGGTGAGTACTCAACGATCTACGTCGCCGCGGGCAACCTGGCTGCGCTCCAGGCGAAGCTCAAGGACGCCGGCGTCAAGATGCACAAGGTTGGCTATTGGGTTGCCAACTGGGATCTGGATCAGAGTCAGGCCGTTGCCACTCTCGGGAACGAAGTCGTCGCGGTTCAGTGGGCAAGTCCTACTGAGAATCCGACTACCCTCGTGCCTGGAACTAGCCTGACTCTTGCGCAGGCGAACGTAGATCTCAGCGTAACCCTTCCTGGCTGGTATCCTCCGGCCGCGCCTGCTGCTTCATGGCAGGCTCGGGCGTTGGCGAAGGCCAACCAGATCAATTCGGACTTCACGGATTTGGTGGCGCTGCTCAAAGCCCACCAGTAGGGCGCCGAAGCCCGGTAAAGCGACGTCCGCCCGCTGCATCGTAGCGAATTGTTTGAGGGTCCGTTACGAGCCGGGCTTCGGCTTAATGCTTCGTAGGACAGCTCGACGGATTGAATCTTCTACGAATGTATTGTGCGCAAGGTAGTACAGGATGTGGCGTTGGGCGGCGACCTGTTGGCGAACTAGATACCAGTTGGTGTGCGTCACTCCTGTACGCTTCAGCTTGATGTCGGTAGCCCACTCTTGGGTTACGAGCCCTTGAAGGACAAGTCTCTTGGCAGCCAGCATCGCTGCCGCCTTGACTACTCCGATGTACTCGAGCTTGACCCAGGAGTTCTCGACTCCATAGCTTTCACATATGACGACATCAGGGTCGTAGATAGTGATCGCCGTGAAGGTGTCGCCGTGGTGCTCTCTCGGTCCGTACTCTCCTGAAGCTCCGAAGTGATCGTCGTTGAAGGTGGCCCAGCCTGTAACAGGCCCTGGAACGATAGCCAGTAGCTTCACTCTTGCATCGCCCTCTCTATGGCTTCAGGGCACACTCCGACCTCGATGTGGATATACGTTTTGCCCATCGTGGCAGGATCGACGATCACACGCAGGACCTGGATGTCTGGATAGTTCTCCTCCAGCCAGCCCTGTAGCTTGTTCGGGAACTGACTAGGTTCAAGGTTTTCAATAAACGGAAGAAGGTCGACGTCCTTTGGATCTATTGGCATTTCTTTCTTTCTTTCTGCTCGGCATTATGTCTAAGGATCTTGAGTTTAAACAAGGAAGGATCTTGCTCTACATATCCACGCGCGAGCTATGGTTTTCCCTTGTTAGAGCGCTGCTGAGCGCTATCTTCATAGCAAATTCCAATGCTCAGCTAGAGCTAGAGTTTCAAGATCCTTCAATAGCCTTCGACGGCGTGGGCGACCACTCCTTGAACAGTGCCTCTATTACCGTCGGATAGTCAGGTCCATCAAGGATGATGACGTCTCCGTTTCTCATCGGCATCATGTGAACGGTTAGCGAGAGATCTTGCCAAGTAAGTATTCGACGACCTATATCATGTGGAAGAGGGTCCTCAAGAATGATGTCTTGATACCTCGCTTCGTATCGAAGCTCGGCGAAGGACAGGCTCTTGCTGGCTATGAGGCGGACCCCTACGCCTCCTGGCTGAGGAGCACCGCACATGACCCAGTCGGGTCGCATGAAGCCTCCCTCGCCAGAGCCGAGGAAGCCTTGGGCAAGATCCGTACGCCTAGCTGGCTCGTTCACTTGGTTCCCACTTTACTATCGATGTCGGGTAAGGTCGCTTTCCTTCTCTCCACTCCTCCAGGCTAATTAGGTCTCCCCAGGTTCGCCCCACTTCGGCATCTACATCGATTCGTACGTAGTCTCCCATGACCCGTCGGGCTGATTCACGCATAGTGGTGATGACTGTGTTGGCAACGTACTCGAGATCGGCTTCGCGAAATTCCCAGAACAAGGCGTCGTGAACAAGATTGCGACACCACGCAACGCCTTTGAGCTTAGGCCGCAACCAATCAAAGGCCTGGATGCAAATGTCACTCGCGATCGACTGCGGATAGAATGACAGTGCTTCATTCTGAATGTCCTTCTTGTTCTCACTGGTAACAAGCATGAATCGTCTGCGCCTGCCGAACGGAGTTACCAAGTCGTCCTGAGACGTAGCTGCCCACTTGACCTGCTCTCGGAAGGCTGCAACCTTCGGAATGACCTGGAAGAACTCTCGCTGCATGCGTTGGGCTTCCCGGAGAGGAATATTGAACTCGTCGGCGATCGATCCAGCCTCGCGACCGTAAGCGAGTCCGTAGACAAACGCCTTCACGATGTTACGCCTGTCCTTCTTATGCATTGTCGTCCTAGATGAACGCTCAGGGTGGACGACGTCCGCTAGCTCCGTAAACAAGTCCCGACTAGGATCTTCGAAGATGTCTCGGAAGTAATCCTCTTCCGCGAGCCACGTGAGGACTCGCAGTTCGATCTGCTTGAAGTCGAACTCGGCTAGCAGGTGATAGTCCTCATGAGGCTTCCAGCCATACTTCCACTGGTGATAATCGGACACGACGAACTGTCGCTTGATCTCGTCGGCGTGAGGGATGACCTGAAGCGATGGCTTCTTCTGGCTCGTACGCCCAGAGACGGTGGAGTGGATCATTACGGTCGGGAAGACGCGACCTTTCCAGACATGCTTTTTCAGTCCTCGAACGTACGTGCCGTTCGTCTTAGCCGCCTTGCGATAAGCCAGTAGCGCTTCGAGAAATCGTACTTCGACTGATCGCGTTTCGACTTCAGCCACCTCGGGACCGAGAGCGTTATCTTCCGAGTCGAGGATGTGTGCCTGTAGTGTGACCTGCTTCATCGATCTGTACTTGTCATACAGGTCGTTCAGCGTCGCTGCGTCTGTCGTCTCCGACATCGTTCCGTTAGGTCGACGAACCTTAGGGAGCGGAACACCTAGCTCGGCAAAGATCTTCTTCAACTGTTGAGGGGATCTAGGATTGAACTTCGGATCCTCCCGAACGCCTGCTAGCGCGTCGAACATGTTCTGCTCGAGCCCGGCGAGGATCGTGTCGTACTTCTCAGTCAGCTTGGCGTTGCATTCTAGGTCAACGGGAAAACCGTTGAGCTCAACGTATGCGAGGTTGTTGGCCGTCTCGACATGGAAGCTGTGAAGACGAACAAGGCCCCAGCGTTCACCGTCAGCTCGAGGCCGTATCGGTTCGGCCCAGTCGTCGCTAGCCAGTAGCTTTCCGTTGTGCTCCTCGAGAGCGAAAGTTCCACACGTGTCGAACGCGTTGTAACGATACAGGATATCCAGGGGGATGTTAGCAAAGGACCTGGCCTTTCCTTTTCCGAGGTACTGCTTGATCTCATCCCCGTAACGAGGGTATCCGAGTTTCTCCTCCAGCTGAACCTTGAGTCCATGGATGCTTGGCCTTTCGTCCATAACGTAGTTCGACAGCATGGTGTCATCGGTGAAGTCAAAGTTGAAGCCCTTGGCGTACGCGCCCTGCTTGTCCGACTTCCCGTTTTGGCAGACGATCTTTTTGCAGGTCGACAGGTACTGCCGGAGTACCTCTAGTACCGCGATCGACTGGCTTGCTGTCTTGCCAATGATGACTGCCTTATCTGTTGCGTATGCCATGCCGATACAGAGGAGCTTGTATCGGTAAGGGTGATCGAAAGAGACGTCCTTGTCGAAAGGTGTTGCCCACTCGAGGTCGAGAGTGATGACATCAATATGTCTGCGCTCCATCTCTCGGATGCCTCGTATAGCGGTATGAGGATCTTCCCATACCACGAACTGAGGTTCCCGCCAAGGTGGAGGTGGATTGACAAGCTTACCAAAATCAGCAACAAGGCTAGGGAAGAATCCGGAACTACGAAGACAAGCTGCAGGGTGGAACGTAGAATAGACTTGTACGCCTGGCAGGTCGTACACCTCTCGGAATGAGCCCACCCGAAGTGAGGTGATCGAATCTCTGACTCCGAAGAGTCCTTGAGCTGGGACCTTTCCGAGGTTGATGACTTGCTTGACATCTCGGCCTCGCAATTCGTTAATGAGTCTAGGTCGGCATGCGGCGACTGCAGCAGCTGGCGGTGTGATGTTCTCGTTCCGATGTACGCAAAGGCAGGCGTTCGTTATGAACATCTTTGAACGATCTAGATTGTAGTGCTTCAGTACTTGGTCGAGTAGTCGACCCGAAGGTCCCATGAAAGGCTTGCCAGTCCTGATCTCCTGCTGGCCAGGGTTCTGCCCTACGACGCCAATGTCTGCCTTCTGCGGACCTGTTGAGCTAACGCAGCCGTACTCTCGGTTGTCGTTCATTGGACAGCCAGCGCAGTTTGCGCCTAGAGCGGTAGCAGCGAGGCGTTTGGGATCTAGATGTACTTCTAGGGCCTCAGTAGTCAAATCATCGCTCCCATAGTCTTGACTCTACTCAAAACGTCTTCTCCTTGTACCACTTGGAGTGTTCGCATTTACAGAGCCATGTGCCGTCGAAGAGAGCGTGGTAGATCCAGATAAGCGGGAACCAACTGTCCCAGCCCCAGAATCCAGTGCAGTGCTTCAGGCTATCTATCGGTTGTTTACTATCCTGTTCCGTCATGAAACACCTCGTCCTCATGTCCGATCACCATGTCCTCGATCCACATCCTTGGGCAGTACTGGAGCGTAAGCGAAGTCGTAGAGTAAAGGCTGTAGTCGAGTTGGTAACCGACCAACTCGAAGTCGATGTCATGGAACCTACGGATCTCGCCTATCTCAGGCTGCGTAAGCCTTCGGAGGAGCCAGGCTCTGAGTCTAGACAACTGTGATGTCCCGGAAGAAGAAGTGATAGGTCAGCCAGACGAATAGGCCGACCCAGAGGACGAAGAACGCGTAGTGGAGGAACGTCCATCCACTGATGGCGCCTCCGCCTGGGTTGACGTGAAGGACTCGCCAGACCCAGTCGGATAGGGTGTTCGCGGCGTTAGTCGCGAGTGCAATCGTCTCAGGGATCATGATGATCAGGACGACTGCGAGGAGCGCCCAAGGCCAGTAATCATTGCCCCAGGTTTCGGCTGATCTCACTTGGCATCTCTCCCTTCGCTAGGAAGTCGAGGTAAGCGATGTTGCGGTCTACGAGGGCGTCTGGGAACTCTTCTGCTCGACGGAAGAAGTAGTCATCCGGGCGTAGTATTCGTAGTGGTCCAGCGGGTGACAACTTCATGTTCGCCCAAGCTGCCGTGAACGGAGCTACCGTATCTAGGCTGCGGACGCAGCCGATATCGGCTGCGACGGAGACCTCTCCATGCCAGGTATCGTCGAAGCCGAGGAAGTGGATGTCGAAGCGTCCTGGGTACTCCTCATCGATCCAGTCGGCGAGATCAATACGGAAGTTGTAATTCTTCGTCGCGTACGTTCCTGAGCGGCTAATGTGAATCGCGTCGATGGCAGGCAGCCTGGATATATAGTCTACGAAGGCCTGCGCATCGCGAAGTGTTCCCCCATGCGCTACCGCGGCTAGCACTGGGTGGAAGTCTTCCGGAGGCTCTCCTGCCTTGAGGAAGAATTCCGCAATGACGTCGGTCGTTGCGGATGGCTCTGACCAGACATCAGGAAGGACAATCTCCTGGACGTTGAATCGATGAGCCATCGATACGAGGACCTTCGGTTCGACTTCTGTTTTCTCGAACATCCCGTTGTCCATCATGACGTAGTATCCGTCGCGATGGCCGATCGTGTGATAGAAGTTCCAGTCCGTTGGATCCGTTAGAGGCTGTGGAATCAACATCTGAAACTTTCGCCCGAGTGTCTTCTCAAGCATGCTGACGGGCGGTATCAGGGCGATTTCCATCATGCCCCTTTCAAGAGCAGTGATTCAGGGTCAACTCTGCCGGTTGCTACATCTCTCTCGGTTGGCTCTTCACGGCCTGTGTATCGCGACTGCCCTTTTGCTCTTGGGTAAGTTCGCTTGCCGTGATCACAACCCTTCTCTGAGCCAGGCCAGAGGTATCGGAGGATTGTGTCTTCAGACACGCCGAGCTTCTCGGCTATTAGTCGTCTTGGTAGTCCCTGTCCGTCGAGCTCGCGCGCCTGTGCTATGCGCTCGAGGCGCTGTTCGGACTTAGCTAGACGCATACAGTGAATCCAGTATCGTGCATTCTTCGGCGTAGCTACAGGAGGTCTACTTGGCATCTCGCTTCTTCTCCAGTCGTGCGATCTCTGTGTCGAGGTAGTATCGAGCCTTCTTTAGGTCTTCGATCTCATCGCCCTTGGAGCCGGCTCGCCAGATGTACTTGATGGCGTTGCCTCGACAGAAGTTGAACCACTCCACGACGGTCATGCATTCGATGCCGCTCGGGTGCTGGTTGTAGTGTGGAGGGTGATTAACCGCATCGCCCTGCACGGAGGCCTTCAGCTCCTCCTGAAGCTTCTCGAAGCCTGGACAGCTTGGCGTACACATGATCCACCGTGAGTGGCGATGGCCTTCAAGCTTCTGTGCTGCTGCCGTGAAGGCGGCGTTCGCTTCCGCCATGCTTACCCCACCGTAGGCAGCAGCCATTCTCTCTGCCTTTTCCTCCATCGCGCTGACGATGAACGTCGCCGGCGACACGCCTCCGCCTCCGTCCTCGCGCTCGAACTCGCTGATGTACTCTCCGCCTCCGCCTCCGCCTCCGCCGCCCGCGCTGCCCATAGCGCCTGCAGAGCCTGATGGGACAGGCTTTTCGTTCCCAGACACTCGCTTCCTCCTCCTCAGTGGTCTAATGCACCAACCTGCCGTCGGGATCATTGGAGCTTCGGACCTACGATAGCCATGAACTCGGACTTGGCCGTCTTGGTGTGATCGATGAACACGCCTCGCATAGCGCTAGTCACCGTATCGGATCCATGAGCCAGCGCCCCGCGTGTACTCATACACGAGTGGCTTGCCTGCATGATGACGGCGACACCGCGAGGCTCCAGGATATCATCGAGCGAGTCTGCGATGTTCGTCGTCAGCGCCTCCTGGTTAGTCAGAGTGTGTGCGTACTGTCTGACATGCCTGGAGAACTTCGAAATGCCAGCGACCTTCTCTGCAGGGATATAACCGACATGGCAGGTCCCGACGAACGGCGCGATGTGATGTGCACACATACTGACGAAGTTGATCGCGCGAACGATTACCATCTCACTGGCCGAAGCCTCGAAGGTAGTGAACTTGAAGTCCTCCGAGGAAGTGAGCTCCGTAATCATCTTGGTGAAGCGTCTCGGAGTGTCCCTGAAATGCTCCGAGTCAGGATTGTAGATGTCAGGGCAGGTCTTCATCAGGAACTCGTGGATGAGTTCTTCAGGAGAAGCATCTGCTAGAAGCGGCATCGATGTAGACCAGGAGGGTGATGTCATGTATTGTCCCTAAGCGCGGCGCGGAAGCTGGTCCTGAGAGGTTGAGGCAACGTAGCTACCGCGTGCTCTAAGACGTCGAGCGTGAGGTTGTTTGGGGTGTACCAGGCCCACGTCTTCGGTGTCTCACTCACTCCGACCATGGAGACTTCGGGTGCAATCGTACAGGCGAAGGTGTAGATGAACTTCGCCATGTTCTCGGCCGTCGGGTTGAAATCAAGAACAGGCTTAGTAATCTGGCTAACGTGCCAGGGGCCGTTCTCGCACTCCGTACATGGCTCCGTACATGGCTCCGTACCTTCTAGGCGAGCGATCATTCCCCAGCCAAGCCAGCGATGATCGAGCGTCTTGTTGATCCAATCCTTGATTGGACTGAGTTCACCGTAGTCTCGAACGAAGTCGGCCTCATTTAGAACGGCCGACTCGAGCACTACGTCAACTACGTAGTTATGTCCATGGAACCTAGAGCACTGGTGCTCCGGAGGAAGTCCTTTGAGTGCGTGATCTGCACTGAACTCGAACTTCTTTGATATGCGGTACATGTAGTCCCTTCACCTAGTTAGCCATAGCCACTGAATAGGATCTGCAGGCCTATACGGCGGTGTTCGGTTTCGATTGTACGTCGACTGAATTATCCAGCCGAGATAGCAGTCATAAATCGTATACGCGTGGGAGGCCGGGACTCGAACCCGGATCCATGGTGGCGCCTCTGCCTGCTCTGCCATTAAGCTACCTCCCGAGGCGGCCAGATGCAAGGAGGGCATCCAAAATCATCTGGCCGCCGACCTCGCTACGGAAGCAGTGACCCTTCGCCGGAGCTAGACGCCCCAGCACTCACTGCCGCCGCTCCCTTGACGGGCGAGAAGCCCTGAGCCTGGACCCAGTAGTCCGGGTTGTCAGGGTTCGCCTGCTGGGACTTCTTGTTGATGCCGCGACGAACGATCATCTGCTCGCCGAGGTAGAACTCTGGATCCGACGGGATGTCCAGCTTGCCCTGGTTGTCGAGGCAGTCCTGGTACTTACCCATCGCCTTGAGGATGTTGACGATGGTGTACAGGGCACCCTCCCAGCACATCGCGTTGACGAAGTCCTTCCGGTTGACGAAGTCGTTCGTCTGCTTTGGCGGCTGGAGCCTACCGCTCGCGTCGGGGAGCTGAACTGAGGTAAGGTCCGAGTCCTGAACAGTGAACTCGAAGATGAGCATCGGCCTGCCGACGTTGTCTCCCTGTGCTGGAGTGCCCGTCTCGACGTTCGTGATCGCCATGTGGAACTTGCCGATCGGGAGTGATGACCTGTCGCCAGCAGCCGCTTCCCGCTCGCTAACATCGACCTTGAAACCCATTTACGTTTCTCCGTTTCGAGTACGTTTACGAGATGTCTTGCTACGCGGCAGGCTTGCCGGTTATGAGCTCGTACAGCGTAGCCATTTGTGGGTCCTCCATGACCCTAGGTAGAGTGCCGGCTCTAGACTTCGTGACAAACCCGTCTACGAAGCCAGTCAGTAGGCAACGCTTCTCGTCTACGACGACGTTGCGACCATCCTGCTTCTCATACTTGGCATTGATGTAGACATAACCCACGAGGGAGAACATGCCGGCAACCTGGTTGGTGAGCTTGCCGGGGAGGTCTGGCTTGTACCAGTTCACTCCGCGGTTGTCGCGACTCTCCTGCTCGTGGCAGTTGACTATGAAGTTGACAGGCAAGTCTCGGAAGGACCTGAGGATGCGACGCATCTCACTGCTGGACTGGCCCCACTCGCGAACGCTGGGCACGTCCATGTTGACCTCGCCACCGCCAGGGCGACCAGTGATCATGAGCTTAGCCATGATGTCACGCATGTTCATCTTCTGGGCTTCGGTGCCTGTATCCATGATGATCGTCTTGAACGGGATCTTGTCAGGATCATCTAGACCGACTGCGCAGGCTCTGTAGATGTCCCAGAACTCTTCGAAGTTGTTGATCTTGGCATGGACTGCATCTGGGGCCGCTTCGCGCAATGTGTCAGCTTCGGTAGCATCTGGCGTCATGACTAGGCAAGGACTCATGGCCGGGACCTTAGACGCTTGCGCAGAGAAGAACGTCTTGCCTGCTCCAGGCTTGCCATAGAGAAGACCCTTGATGTAGGGCTGGAGATCTCCGACGCGCTTGAGTGGGATGCCTCCGAATGCTTCCGGAATAACCAGAGTCATCAGTGAGCCCTCTTGGGGTGCTCATCGACAGCTATGTCATTAGGGTAAGGCTCTCCGAGAAATTCGGAGTGGATCTCTCGCATCCTTTGCCGGTAGCTAGCTCGTGCCGCGTCAACCGTCTCGTCGAATTCTTCGTGAGCCTTCTGGACTTGCTCTCTGAACATTGCAACGTTCACGCGTCCGCCTTCCTGCGCTCTCGTTCGATTATGAAGTACGGTGGGAGCTTCTCGTACTGCGAGTCTAGGATGTCTTGGAAATCACCTCCTGATTGCCGTTCGAGGCAAGGTTCCTGGAAGACGCAACGCTGGCAAACCATTCGACCACCAGTAGCGTAGATGTCCGGAGAGTCTAGCAAGTCCTTAACTGCATAGGCCAAGTCTGTACCGACGACTTCGAGCTGTTGGTCGGTCTTGTAGACTGTCATCCAGTTAATGAACATGGGGCCGAAGTTGCGAAGGTATTCGATATGCTCGGCGTAGAGTCCAGCCTTAAAAGCATCGCTGTCGTGCTTCTTGACATAGGTAGAGAACGTGGCAGCATCTGTTCGAGCGTTCTTGGCCACGCTGAACTTACGTCCGAGACGGACGTTTACTAGCTCCCTCGGCTTGTGGGGGAAGTCCTTTAGGATCTGGACGTACTTGAAGCCTCGGAGGTCTAGACCTGAGGCGAGCTTGAGCGCCCAGAGGTAGTTGATGATCTGGCCGTCGAGCTCGAGGATGAGTTGATCCTTCAAGAGCTGACTGGCGGTTTTCCAGTCGACGAGCCAGTAGCCTCCGTCTTCGTCCACGAGTACGGCATCGACACGTAGTCCGTAGTAGACTGGAAGACCGGACCACTCGGTAGGGATGAGATCAGGGTCAGCTTTACTGGACTTATCCCAGCAATCGTTGCACCGACAATGCAACTGTTGATCAGTGGTAGGATACTTGATCGGGACAAAGATCTCCTTCTCGGTTAGAACGGGCTTGAAGCTCTTACGATCCATAGTCCGAGCGACCTTGCGGAGCATGCCGCATCCGAGCTCGATGCGCTTGAGGTAGTCAACTTCAGCTTCGTGGTCTAGCTGATACAGCGCGGCTCTATTGAGGAAGGCTTCCAACTGGTGCATGCAAACGTTAGTGAACTCTTCCTTAGCCAGACGGTAGAGTTCCAATAGCGGGAGGTCCCAGGTGTCTGGGTTATAGAGGACTTCCATCCCACGGTGGAATGCCGAGCCAAACTCCAATGGAGCAGCGACGGTCGGCGGAGTGTACCCGTCGATGAAGTTCCATTTGTACTGAAGGCGGCAGCCCTGAAACGACTTGAGCACGCTTCCGTGCACTTCATGGATTTGGGTAGGATCAATCAAAACCGGGTGCCCTCCTCATTGTTATACATCTATTATATATGTACTCCACGAGGTCAAGCTAGGACCCTTACGAGGAAGCTTTCTTGACCTGCGCTTCCAAGTGCTTCTTGTAGGGCGACTGGCTAACGTGCGAGCGCGCGATGCGGAAGCTCACTGTAGACATCCCGGTGAAAGGCCCTTCACCGCAGAGGCATCGTCCTTCTACGATGTAACGGCCATCATCCTCTCTGTGTGAGTGAACGATAAGCAGTTCGTGTTCTGCTAGTTCATTGCTATCAGGACTGCGATCAGGACTAGCAGACATAGTATCATCACCGCCCAGATATGATAGTGAGCTGAGGTTTGGGTCTTGCTCATGACGACGTAGCTCCTGTCACCCAGAGGTCGAGGAAGGCATCGCCATCTACTGGACAGCCTGTTGCTGCACAGGGCTTAGCGTTCACGTCTGTCCATGTAGCGGCGTTTAGCCAGAATGCGGATGCTAGGCCGTAGGTTGTCAGGTAGTCATCGTATAGCGTAGTGCCAGAGATGACGTTCCATCCTCCTGCGTCCGTAGCTAGTCCAATCATGATTGGCACGGTCTTGTTCTGAGCTCGAATAGCCTTGACAATCGGGTCGACGTAGTCGTAGAGCTTGGTTGGAGTAGCGTCGTGACCCTGTGACTGAATCTCGATGATCGTGCCCGCGCCTGCATAGGCTGCCTCAGCCTCGGCTGCCTCTGGTAGGCCGTCTACGTAATCGACCGGGCTCAAGATTAGGTTGATCCCATTCGCGATAGCTGCCTCAGTTGCGAGCTTGTCGTAGTACTCGATGTGCGCCGACTCGCTGGCGGGGGTCAGGTCCCACGGTTCCAGGTCCAGCAGCGCCGTCGACCCGGGCGGCTGCGTGCCGTCAGCTATGGCAGCGGCGAACACGGCCTCGCTAGTATAGGAGTTGATGTCACCGGGGGAGCAAACGCCAGAGTTACCACCGCAGGTAATGTACGTGAAGTCTGATGTATAACCAGTGCCCAGCGAGTTCAGGTTTGCCAAGTCGTTACCTTGAACCATAAGTTCCCTCGGAACTAGTTGCTTGGTCGTTTGAGTCTGCGCATGTGCAGGGCTAGATTGTCCCGCTGTGAAGATCATGGCTATGATAGCCAACATCGCAGTCAGCAGCTTGAAGATCCTTTCCCTTAGCATCTCTCCGTTCCTTTCTCTTCTCTCGAAGATGTTTAAGGCCGGCACATCCATATGTGCCGGCCGCTACTATCAGGCTGAATAGACCTGCGTCAATTATTAGGCCTCGTATTATCCACATTATCGATGCTCCACCGGGCTTCCGTCTGGGTGATAATGCAATCCGGTACGTACATCTACCCACGTGGAGACTACTCCGCGGCTGTGGTTACAGCCTCGAATGTAGTGCCGTCCACATATGCAGATGGCGTAGTTGTATGGGATCCTATCAAGCCGTTGAACGTTCGACTTCTTGAGGAGGATTCTGTACCAGAGAACGGCGAGAACCACGACACCAATGAACATCAGCCCTGTTACCTGCTCAATGCTCATCGTTGTCCTGTCCCATACCTCCTGCTTGCGTGATACATTCGGTCGAGGTCGTACAGTTCCTTAGAGCCTGCTACGTTCCTAATCGGAACGCAGGGCACGTTTGTTCCACTCCAGCAGTCAGGGCAAGATCTCTCCTCGACCATCTCGACTGTCACCAGCGACATCAGTGGGTCTGCCTCTCGAATATGTACTCGTTAGTTTCTGTGTTGATGGCTACCAGTCTTCACCCCTCGGTGGGCGATGTCGTACTTCCGTTAACTAGTATCCCAGAGCCAAGCTGGAGGCTCTCGCTTCCAGCTTGACCCTGGAACGCTAGCTACTACGGCGCGACGACGTGGAAGCCAGTCGCGCTGATGCCGCCGGTGACGAGACCACTCGTGGTCAGCGTAGCCGGGTTGGAGACTGACGGAGCACCACCGAACTCGGTGCCGTCGAACTGCTCCAGGTTGAGTGCCTGCAGCTTGCCGATCTTGCCATCGCTCAGGGTGAACCGAGCGCGGCCGAAGGATGCCAAGGTGCCAGAGTTCAGCGCCGCTGCACCGTTCGTACCGTCCACAGCCGTGTCTAGACCAACGCCGAGTACGTTGAAGCTGCGTCCATCACTTGGCACGTAGCAGCTTGCGATGAGAGTCTTGTTGTTGTAAGCGGTGCCCTCATAGAAGTGCAGGTGATGCGTGGTGGCGTCGTACTCCAGCTCCAGGTACGTATCGACCGGGTTCGCGTTGCAGATCGGCACCTGGGTAGTCGGGTCGGTGTCCGGGTCGGTCACTAGGACTACCCGCAGATCGCTTCCGTTCAGCGGAACGTAGGCGTAGCTGTCCCCATCGCCGTATTCCAGCGTGTAGGTATTGGCTCCGCACGCATCTCCCGAGGTGTCGTCCCAGACCCAGCCAAGCGCCGTGGTATAGTCGGTCTCGCCGCTCGCGTTCTCTCGGTCCTGCTGAGAGATACCCGCTGCGAAAGAGTCCGGCGTAACGCCGGAGGCCATCTGGCTCGGGACGCTGATGTTCGATCGGAAGTCGTAGAAGTGGCTGTCGCCTTCGTTGATCGTGGCGTAGCCGGCCAGGTAGGTCGTCTCGGCCGGAGCGCCTTCCACTACGAGAGGCTTGGCCAGGGACGCATGAGCCGTAGCTGCGCCTGCCGAGCTAGCCGCCATCAGGCCATAGCCCGTGAGACCGCCGATCGCAGCCACCGTGGCTGCGAACTTGATGAACCTAGACATGTCTTCCTTTCGGAAACTTGTAGTCGTGTTCTGTACAGCCGTGCGTCAATCCTTAGGTGCATCACCCCCCACGTGGTGCGGCTGTGCAGCTCGGAGGTTGAGTGCTGCCAGAAGCAGGCGATACTCTCGGTTCGCTGCTATCTGAGTAGCCCCCTCCAAGTTGTTGTGGGTCGAGAACAGGATTGCATCCTCGCCCTTCATCTTGATGGAGGTTCCTAGTTCGGTGTCAAGGATCCACCGTTGGACCTTGCCCTCGCGTGGCAGCCAGTGCCACTCACTGTAGGTGGTGACGAGTACGATTACCTCGCCATCGTTGACCGAGGCGTTGATAGCCTTCGGGTCTCTCCTTCCAAACAAGGGCATGGTATCTCCTAGTCCGCCTAGTGTGCCCTCACGTCATCCCAGATAAAGACATGGTTTCGTAGAGTGAGACCGTAGCCCCTTCCCAGGACGTCCACGACGATCTCTTGGGCCTTCGCGATGATCTTGTCCGTCTTGGTACCTTCGGGCATGATCATTACTCGGTCGCGTCGGATGTTGCATTCATTCACGATGTAGTCGACCTCTTTGAGGTCGGCTACTCCCTCTACGACGAACTTGAACCAGGTCTGGTTCGATAGCGTCGTCGCAAACTCTCGGAGGATGGCTGGCCTGAATCTCTTGTCGATCAGGTTGCCTGAGTTCTCCAACTTCGGAGAAACGACGAACGTGTCGACGAAGCTAGCTAGCTGTCCTGGATAACGTGTGCCTGCCGTCTCAATGTGGACGGTGTAGCCTTGCGCCCACATTAGCCTAGCTAGCGCCAGGAGTGGGACTGCCTGAATAAGAGGCTCGCCTCCAGAGATGACAACGAGCGTCCCGATCCTGCCGATCGACCCAAATCGGTTCTGCCGAGGCGGAACGATCTCGTGGAGGCGCTCCATGATCTCGAGCGGGTTCATAGAGTGAACCTCTTCAGCCTTGTCGTACTGCTTCCCAGACTGATGATGCCCTGCCTTGTTGGACGTAAAGGCCCATGTGTATGGCGTGTCGCACCACTTACAAGTCAGGTTGCAATTGGCCAGGCGAACGAAGGCAGCCAGCCTTCCAGTCGCCGGACCTTCCCCCTGGATAGTCGGGCCAAAGATTTCGTTAACGTTCAAGAGGTCTGACATCACCGAACCACAATGCGCAGGAGCCGATGCGTATTGCCATGCCCGCGTGGGCAGACGAAGCGGAACGGGTTCAGGAACCTGATCATTCGAACCCCGCAGTCCTCGACGCCGTCGTCGTCCTTGTGCGTGCAGAACGGGACTTGCTTAGTCGTCGTCTCCATCGTCGTCCTCGTCGTAGTAGTCCTCGTCGTCGATCCAGTCATCGTCATCCTCGTCCTCCTCGATGTCTCCGTCGTTCTCTTCGATGTCATCGTCCTGAGGCAACAGGTTGTTCTCGTTAGTCATGTGCCCTCCTCGTAGGGCTTGGCAGTGCTTCCTTCGTAGATGTAGCAGCTGCCTTGGCACTCTCCGCCCTTGCGATGATCGTGAACGACAACGACCTCTCCATTGCGGGCTCGCACCTCAGCGTCTGCCTGACACTTGTGCTTGTCAATTCCGGCGCTGACGTAGAATGACATGTCAGGTGTCATAGGTCGTAATTCCTCCTCCTCTTGTTCGTAGCCTTACGCTCGGCTCTCTCCTGTCGCCTAGTGAGTGGCTTGTTGGAGATAACCTGAGTTAGGTCTGTGTCTTCCCGTTCAGCCTCGGTGTCTTCGATGAACTCGGCCCACTTCTTAGGGTCATCGGGAACTGATTCATCGATGACTTCGATGACTTCAGCTATGGGCATCACCAGCGGAGCGTCAGTGATAATCGCTCGGCTAAGCTGGTCCTGAACGAAGCTAGGACTCCACTTGCCGGTGAGTAGCATGTCGAAGAAGGTTAGTTCCCTAACGGGAACTTGGCCAGACGCCATAGTCGTCACTTTCTCTTCTCTCGTCATCGAGTGCGCCACCTGGGGCGTTGTACCGTGCCTCTAGCTCGGTCCAGATCTCTGGGTATGCATACTTCAGGATAATCTGATTCTCTGTGTCAGCCTTTCTCATAGCCGCCATGATCAAGGCGCTGAACGGCAGATCTTGCCCTGCGAGTTCGAGTGACACCCTATATGAATGCAGGCTCATGGAGCTGCCTCTGGATCTGAACGGTAGCGGTTCATTTCGTCTGGCAGTTCCCAGACTATCTCTAGCTTGTCCTCGACGACTTCCGTGTCGGTTGAGCGAAACAGTGCCGAGACCTGCATCTTCCGCTCCCTCTCGACAGCCTCGGGTAGTGTGAGGTGCGTATAGTCAGCGATGTTTAGTTCGTACTCGAACTCGACCGTACGTCTCAGGACTGCGCGAGCTCGTGGGTGGAGCTTCATCATTCTGTCTAGTTCATTCCTGTCGTGCACAAGCTTTGCAGCCTCGTTCGCGATCCTAATCTCTTCAACGAAGTCTCCCACGGCGCCCTCCTTATTTCGCTTATAGATCTATTATATAGCGTCATCGAGGGTGATCGCAAGGCCCCATCGAGAAATTCTTTTAGGCCTGAGTGTCAACATGGCGCGTCGGCCCGTCAGGGTGCCCCTCTAGAGTCTGCTCTCGAACAGTTCCCGTAGGCACTACCTTGGCGATGTAGTTCTTCAGAAGCTGTTCCATTGCCGAGTTGATCATCTCGGACGCCCGGTCCGTGTGTGGCGCGAGGTAGCCGATGAGGCCCCCCAGGGCGGTAGCGATCAGTGTCGCCGTAGCTGGAGAAGGCAACGTCAGGTGAGGGAAGTACGTCGCCAGAAGCTGTAGGACGATCCCGATGAGACCACCCATGCTGGCTGTAGCAACGACTTTGGTCTCGGGAGGGTCACCCGAAGGATTGAGCGGGCCCAGAGCCATTTCCTGATCCTCTCTGTCGGTCCCTCTGTTGGTGGAGAACTTGAGCTGACAGAGTGAGACCCATGTCGATCTCCTGATCCGATGGGATCGCCCTGCCTAGGGGGTGTACCGATGTGACGTAGTACTGTGGGCCGAGCAGGAGGCCTCGTGCGGTGATCTGCATGAAGTAGCCTTCGACGAGACCCTGCGGTACGTGAGCGTGTCCATAGGTCACGTCAAAGCCAATGATGTCGAGACCATGTAGCGGGTCTCCTAGGTGGCCTTTGTGGGCTTCGGCGCGCTTGATCACGGCGTCGTACATGCGGAGGCTCAAAGGTGCGGGAAGTATTCCGTGCGGGACGATCTTCCCGCCGGTGCTGCTGTCTCCGCCAAGCTCGACGGCCTTCGAGTCATCTACCACGTCTGCTGTCTCCTAGAATTGTGCGGAGCTGTGTCCACTTGTGAATATTCGTTTCACGCACGCGCTGGTCGACGGAGTCTCTAGCGACCAGATCGATAACCTGAACTGCATTCTTCTGTGTCACTCGATGACAGCGGTCTTCCGCCTGCCTGTTCTTGGATGGACTCCAAGAACGGTCGAAGAAGAACTCCGTGCAGGCTCGAGTCAGGTCGATGCCTTCACCGCCGGCAGCGATCGTCGATGCGAAGACGTCGTATTTACCTGCCTTGAAGCCTCGTACGGCATCTAGTCGATCAGCATCCCGCACGTCGCCATGGAACTTAGCGACGCGTAGACCTTCCTTAGCCAGTCTAGTGGCTGCTAGGTTGATCATTGACTTGCTCTGGGAGAAGACGACAAAGGGATGAACACTCTCGTCCTGTATAACCTCGACTAGAGAGTCCAGCTTAGCTGAGGGTTCGATCAGACGAACCTTACCGTTCTCGTCGAACTCTAGTGTAGCCAGAGCTGCCTGCTGGAGTCGTACGAGCTGTGTTACGACAAGTGCGACCTGAAGAGGTTGGTCCTCATGCTCTCCGATCCAGGCCAGCATCTCTTCGCGAAGATCGTCGTAGATCTTTCGCTGAGGCGAGGGTAGATCGACCAGGATCCGGGAATAATACTTGTCCGGGAGATCTCTGAGGACTTCTTCCTTGAGCCTCCGCATGTAGAAGGGCTTCATGCCCTCCAGAAGCTTCGGCACGGTATTGGGGTTCGCTCCGATAACCTTGTTCACAGTCATCATGCCTCCGAAGCGACTCCGAATCTGGAGTGGCTCGGTTAGGCAGTACTCTTGAACGAATCGGTTGTACGAAGGGTAGCGTCCCGGGTACAGGAAGTTCAGCGTCGACCAGAGGTCTTGTGGCTTGTCGTCTGCAGGCGTACCTGACATCGAAGTCTTGTAGACCGTGCTATAGCCCTTGACAGTGCGAGTGACTTGGGCCTTACGGTTCTTGATCCGGTGAGTCTCATCCAGGATCAGATGGAACAACGGGACTTGCTTTAGCTGTGGCATCAAACGCAATGCTTCGTAGTGACAAACGAAGTACTCGTACTCACCGTCGTTAGACGTAATCGCCCTGAGGAACGGAGCTCGGTTCTTTCGGTCTATGACGCAAGCCTTTGCACCCAAGAACTCCTGGATGGTCTCAGCCCACGGCTCCTCATGTGTTTGTCGAGGTGCGATGATCAGAGTCTTCCGGCGACCCTTGACGCGCTGACGGAGCTTCTTGTCGATGGCGAGGCCTTCGAGGGTCTTACCTAGGCCCATGTCATCGCCGATAAGACGGCCCTTCTTCTCAGGGTCGCCTAGAAAGTCGATGAGCTCTTGCTGAAACGGATAGGGCTTCATAGTTCTGTCAGCCTCCATAGTTCTGTCAGCCTCCGGAACGCTCCATCATCATTGGTCCCTCGCACGATGTACCTTGCCAGAGCAGGTGATATGACTACACCTACACAAGGGTCATCGTCGGAAGGCTCTTCCCCATTCTGAAGATAAAGCGTCTGCAAACCTTCAGTCTGGCTAAGCTTTCGGCCTAGCCGTAGTCTCGCCATTAGTCATCGCCTCGAACGTCAACTAGCAAAGGCGTGAGGCTTCCGCCATCGAAGTCCTTCGCGGAAGGAACCTCTAGCCAGACGCGACCCTTCTGATCAATCCAGCCGATGCGACGAAGCGTTGCCGTGTGATGTGTAATCGAAGCCCTCCAGGCTGACTCAGCAAGCGTAATCTCTTCGCGGTTGAGTTGAAGCGGTAGTCCTTCCACCCACTCCTCGAAGGTTACGCCTCGGTGATCACTCGGAACCTTCCAGTCCTCACAGTTCTGGTTGAGTCTCAGGAACGTGCTGTTCCAGTTCGGATTGAAAGGATTCTGGCCCTTCTGGTCCTTGCTTGCCACTGAGGTATTCCTCCTCCGTTATGTTAAAGATGGTATCTCTTGCACTCTCCAACAGGTCTGAAACTTGGTATTTGTTGCCATTAGACAGGATAGCGACGTTACTATCTGTCTTGACGACAACGAGAGCAAAGCCTAGGACATCTTCGCGAGGGCATTCCAGCATGAAGCCGACGTATGCCTTCAACTCTTCGTTTGTTCTAGCCACTAGGAAGCCTGCTCCTCCGGGTCTCGTTCCATCTCTTCCTCGAGCTGAGCGACTCTCTTCTCCAGGTCGTCGATTCGGCTGTGCTTCCTGCCACTGTTCGCTGCGAACAGTGCCGGAGTTGGTTCGTGTAGCATCTCCCACTCGCTGGGCACAGCGCGTCCGCCCGCTACTAGCTGGTTGATACAACCCATTGCCACAAGCCGACGCATGATGACAGTGTAGTGTGAGATGCCGAAGCCGAGCTCCTCAACCAGGTACGTAATGTACCCTCTGTACACGGGAGGGCTTCCAGGCTCCTTCGCAGGCTCAGACCTTTCAAGCATTGCGGCATAGGTGACGCAGGCCTGCTCGTAGATCTTTGGTACCATCCTAATTCACCTCCTTTCCGGTAATTCCCTCAAAACCTGGCTCGGAGCCTCCACTGACCACACATCGGTACGAGGTTCTATCATAGCCGGCAGTATCCTAGGATGCCGCTCTCGTCCTTCGTAACGTCGCCCGAGCCAGGCGTTCAGAGAACTACTCGGCCTCGATGAGCGAGCCCTCTTCGCCGTCGTCCTCGAGCTCGTCCTCGTCGATCTCGTCCTCGGAGTCGTCGCCGTCCGCCTCGTCAGAGGCCTCGCCGCCGCTCTTCTCCTCGTCCTTGGCCTTCTTGGATCCACGCGCCGGACGATCGGCCCACCACGCAGCGAGCTCGTCCCAGTTGAATCCGGGACGCGAGATGAGGTTGCCCTCGCCATCGACCTGACGAGTCTTGTGAGACTTGCCGTCTGGGGTGAAGTGCTTCACCGGCATGCCGTTGCTCTCCGACGTGCGGAGTAGTGTGTAGACCTGCTGGCTGGTCAGCTTGTCCTCGGCGTAGGGCTTCCCGGTCTTCGGGTTGGTCTCCTTCTTGAGTCGATGAGTAGCCTCGACCGGAGTGATGTGACCTTCGGGCACCTTGTGCTTGGTGGCCTTTTCAGCCTTCTCTTCGACCTTCTTCTCTGCTTCCTTAACGCCCGCCATTGTAGACGTCGCCCCTCTCTGGATTGTTTGCCTCTACTACTATTATATAGGGGGCTTCAAGCAAAAATCAAGGCCCCCAATGAGGATTTTTTCAAGACCTAGCTGGGTCCTGTAGCCCAGAGTACTCGGCCACAGAGCTTGCATGACACTAGGTTAGCCTGGTCTCCAGGAAAGGTCAGATAGCTCTCGGCTTCGTAACAGCGACAGGTCTTCTGGTAGACAGAGCAAGCGACTGCTTGCTGTAGGCACTTCCAGTATGGAGGGTGCGTCAGCGAGTTGGCGAGGATCAGGACTGCCCCGTTCCCCATTCGACTCATGACGTGCTGTTCCAGCTGGAGCTGGCGGTCGTAGTCACGCAGTGGACGATTCAGGAAGACGATGTCGAACAGACCATAGTCGTCGAAGTCCTCTGCGTCGTCGACCCTGACCTGGAAGTCTATGAGTGTCTGGCTGACTAGGAGATCCGCAGCGTCCTTGATGTATTGCGCGTCAACGTCGAAGCCAGAGACTTCGAGGCCGAAGACCTTGTTGGCCAGAACGAGCTTGGTACCAGGGCCACATCCGACCTCGAGGAAGCGCGGCCTTGCCCAGTTGCCCTGTTGGACGTTCGCGCGAGCAGTCATGAGTAGGCTGCCGAACGTGCCTAGCGGGTAGGGTCTGTAGCCGAACTGAACGTCGTTCTCGTTCGTGTTCGTATAGCTAGCCTCAATGCCGATCAGTTCGTTGAGCAAGTTCAGGGCAGGAATCCACGATGTCTCCGGAAGCTTCTTGATCCAGTCGATCTGCGTCCCGGCGATGTCTACGACTGCGTAGTGTCCATCGGGGCACGGCGCAGCCTTACCGCACTCCGCGCACAAGACGGTCGGCATCCTTCGACCTCCTTATCGTCTTCCAGACCTTGAGTCCCATGAGAACTGTGAGCCCTCCAAGAGCTCCCAGTGCCACGCTTGGCCAACAACCGATCTTCATTTCCGTCCTCTCTAGATATAGGTACCCTGGTCAGGAGAGGTAGCATAGCGTGGGAAGCTCGCATATCTCCCGGCCAGGGCCTCACTCGACCTAGGTCAGCCAGCCGCGATCGGGGGGCGCGGCGCACGCATGGGGTACGTGACTTGCTAGGTCGAGCGCTTGGGTGAGTGCCTGGTGGCGAGGATCATCCTCACTCGAACCCTCCAGGGCGGTTTCTCTGGCGGCCCACCGCCCTGCCCTTACCTCCACCCATCCGGATGCTCGTTCCCGAACGCCGAGGATCGCAGGCACTCACTTTGGTGGGCTCCTGTCGTACTTGACCGTGTCGCCTTCTCCAACGTCACGGGCTTTCAGCCCAGGAGCCCGTCGACGGGTGGCTCTCATGGCGAGGTCATCAAACCCGCTCCCATGCAACTTCGACGTCTCAGTGTAAGGCGTCTCGGGGGTCACTACTCCCCACCACCCTGCTTAACCTGGCTCGAACGCCCTCGCAGAACAAACGCATGCCTACGGGGGGCCAGGCATACGCCCAACGTCCGAGCCAGGAGCTTTATCAAATTCAATTATAAGTCTATTATATAGCGAGACTCATGTGGAAAGCTAGGCCCCTACGCTAGGATCTTTTTCTTTCCGGGAGGAAGATGAAGTATACATGATCTCCATCGATGCTCACGCCAGCGTCTAGGTGACGAACGCGTGCGGTCCTTCGGACAAGGGAAGCGAAAGAGTCTGGCGTGCATAGGAAGTTTTCGCCTTGAACGAAGTCATGCTCCTCCGTGTGCTTCAGGGACCTCTCGATCAGGTAGTCCCAGTCATACAGGGCTGGCCGACCTCTCTTCGCACTGTGTTGCAAAGTCCCCTCCATTATGGTAGAACCTTCCCCGTCATAGCGTCGGTCCAGGTCCCGACCTTCATGCTGAACCTTCCATCGAGGATTGCAGCCTGCTGATTAGGGGTCAGTCTATTCCAGGCCTCGTCTAGCTCCCGGTCAAAGGCGTCCGTAGCCATCTCACCTCGAGGCATGTAGAACTCCCGGGAGCCTTTGACGGTGCCATAGGCGAGAATGCAGATCTCGATGTCAGCCTGTTCACGGTTAAAGGCTGTCATATCGATCGAGGCGACTGGGTCTCGATGTGCTCGCATCCACTTCTTGAGGCGGGTCCAGTCCTCTATGGTGCCTCGCATCTCGCTCCAGAGGTGGGCCCAGCATAGGATACGAGGGCCTCGCCGGTTCGAGACTGAGGTGAACTTCCAGTACGCGTGCTTCTTACACCGATAGGCATCTAGGCCGACTGGTGGGTTGTTGGCCATCCGATAGATGGCCTTCAAGGGCGTATGGGACATGAACCCTTGGCAGTCGACTGGTAGCTGGAGTCGCTCTACCCAGGGCATCCTAGCTGTGAGTTCAGTCATTCTACTCATCGGTTTCACCTCGAATCATCATTCGTATGTCTTCGACCGTAAGGTCATGCTGTAGCTCACAGTGATCTGGCAGGTGCTCCACCTCATCTAGGGAAAGAACGACGTTCTCGTCATCGCTCTCCAGGCCGTTATGCCACGGAACGTAAGGCCTGTCCCGTAGCCATTCCCTACCGATCACGATGGGGGCGGGACCACCGTTGTCAATAAGTAGCACGCGGAACTTACGATAGGTCATGACGCGACCCTGAATGCCGGCGTTAACCATACAAGGGTCACAGATGTTGAAAGCGAGACGCTCTCCGTTTGTCCTGTCCCATACCGTTGAGCCGTAGTTGCCTGCGGTCTCACACATGATCCCATCTTCGGGCTGCTGCTCGAGACCTTCATCCCAGGCGCGATGTAGTGTCACTCCGCAGATGATGCAGGGGAAGGATTCTGACCTCATAGTGGTTTCCTCGGTTCGTATACGCCCTCCATACAGGCAGCTATAGCCCAGCAGGTTCCTCGGTAGCCATAGCCTTCGCATGTACAGGACCATCGGTCACCCTGCTTGGTGACGATATGCATCCTGTCCCCTCTAGTCCTAGAGGGGACGTCAAAGATAACGTCAGCCCACTTGACGTGGATGACTTTGTTCTCCGGAGCGTGAGCCGCAATCCACTTCTGCATCACGTCTGTGTATTCACTACCCAGGAAGTTCAGGACGTCCCAGATCGTGTGAGACTGGCAGATGACGACCTCGTCGATGTTCTGGCCGTGCTGGCGAACGTTCGACACTATTCGACCAGCTTCGTCCTTACGCAGGCCACCTGCGTAGAGAGTCATAGTTCACTCCAATGTCTAACTGCGTACTTCATTATCTCCAGGTCTGTAGCGTGAGTCTGGCGCTTGTCTCGTTTCGGTCACGACATTCTCCTTCGTATGTTGTTGGCCTGGTCGTGTAGCTCGCGGTGCGTTACCTGCATGGCGAGGGACTGGTTTGCATATTGAATCGCGATGCCCCTTAGGCCCTCTCGGTATATTCCCCCGGCGATCTCCATCCGGTATGCATACTGCTCCGGAGACTCATCGCCTAGAGGCTCTTCCATCCAGGCCTTGAACCCTTCAAAGCCGTTCTTTGAGCAGTACTCAAGGGCGAGGGCTGCCCACCCAGACATGTGCCCGGTGTCGTTTGCGACCTCGGCTGCTTCATCGAGCTCGTGAGGCTCAAGACTGTCCATTGATCTCGTCGGCTCCTTTGTATTCCCTGTTCTCGGCATGAACGTGAACGTACATCTTCGGTAGGAAACCCTTGAGTTCTGCCCTGGCTTCTCGCGTGGCGTGTACATAACGGAGGTCCAGGCCTGTCTCGGTCTGGCAGTACTCGACCGGGAGGGCTCCACAATGCGTGCACGGGACCAGCCTGGATGCGAGGCGTCTCCCCTTTCGACTGAACTGCCTAGCTAGAGTCCTGCACTCGCTTTGCCAGACTAGGTCAGTCGAAAGACTCTCCGCAGCCTCGGCGATGGCTGTGTTCTTCAGAAGTTCGTCGGCTTCCTTGTATAGTTCATCCCAGAGCGTTCGATCCATTATAGGTCACGCTCTGTGTGCTCGAACAGCGTGCCTTCCCACCGCTTACCGTTCATCCAGATGATGCAGTGCCTGGCGGTGTTCAGCTGCCAGCCAGCCTGCTCTTCAAGAGGCCCGAATGCTTCACCGAGATGGATCTCCATCGCTGGACGCGACTCCGTCTCGGCACGCTGGTCGATTGCCTTTGCCATTGCAGATCCTCACGTAGGTCATAGCTCGTCATACTTCCACTCCGGATGACACCCGGGACAGTTCGCAGGGTCGACACCGATGATGCAGGGCTCACCGTGGTAGCGGTGCCAGTCAACACCAGCTCCAGACTGCTCAGCGCGTTCGGTGCGTATGCCTGTGATATGGTAGGGCTGACTAGGGAGTTGGCCTCCGCCGCCGCCGCATCCTTCCAGTCCTACGCGGATGGTGCCATACCCGAGTGTGACTCCGCCTTCGGTGGGCCCGACATCAGTCCACTCATCAGTCGGTTTGGGGAGAACTCGGACTACGCCATCATCAATGATGTGCCTGCTCTGCGTTTGGGTCTCGCTAGTGCTCTCGTATTCTCGACGCTGCACCTTCCTGTGCACTCGTCTTAGGATGTGCCCTAGAATCCATCCGAGGATCACGACCCCGACCACAGCGAGCACAATCCAGGCTACAATGTCTAGCCACTTCATTTGTCCTCCGTTTTGGCCTTTGCCTTAGTCTTGAGTCGGAAAGGCCCCACGCCGCGAACGATCTCGGCGGCGAGCTCACGCTGGTGCAGAATCGCCCGCTTAATAGCGGGGTCCATGTCCTCAGGGAACTCGCTTACCTTCTTCTTCAGCGGAACTACCTCTGCGTCCTTCATTTGTGTCCTCCTTATCTGCATCTGTGCCTGCCCTCTGCTTCCTCAAGTCGGATAGCAAGTTTCTGTATCCGCCTATGTGGTTCTCGAGCCAGTGCTCGACTACGTACTTCGTAGGCCGATTGCACAGCGCGTGCACCCACCATCCGAACTTCTTGACTTGTGTGAAGTCATCCAGTGGCTTTTGCCGACCCCGCTTCCTCTTGGTTGAAGAGCACTTGCAGTACAGTGTCGGCCTAGCGACGATCGCATCGATCGTTGTCCCTCTAGGGACAAATGGCATGCCATCACGTTCGGTTACGAGCATCGCCTTAGCAAACTCTTCCGCAACCTTGTTGTCCTGAATCAACAGGTAGATTTCCCTTGCCATGTTTCACCTCCTTCGATTTCTAATCCCTTTGAGCGGGGTCTCCTTCGCATGCTTGAAGTCGCCGAGCATGGTGTTCTCCAGTTCGTTCAGCCGCGCCTCCAGGATAGCCTGCTGGAGGTCGAACCGGTGGAAGCGCATGACGTCGCGGGCGCCCGTTCGGCCCCCGCCGAGCGGGCCGTCAGACAGGGGAATCCCGCACTTGCAGCGCCAGTCGCGTGGTCCGTACCTGACCAGCGCATGTCCCTTCATAGCTCAGTCACCCTATACGCCTTAGCGGTGTTTACGTCCTTAGCGACGAATCCATCTTCCATTTCCGCGACGATCTCGATGTGAGGCCAGTAGGGAACTCGAGCGGACCTAGGCTCAGTAAGCGCATAGCCGCTCGCACTGGGCTCAGGCTTCGCGATGCTAAGCACCTCTGCTAGCGTCGTTGAGCCTTCCTGGTAATCGTGTGGCTTAGTCAGCGACTCGAGCTCGTCGTGCATAGCCGGAATCTGATACCAGCCTGACTGTATCGGACACCTCTCAATGAAGCCGTTCCTCGACAGCTTCAGCAGGCAGTTCGCCACTGAGTTGGGATCGGCCTCGATCTCCTCGGCGATCATGCGAATCGAAGCGGGCATCTTGTTAGGATGCTCCCTAATCCAGGTCAGGATTTCACCTGTCAGCTGGCCTCGACGTCTTGAGTCCTGTTCGCGCTTCTCGTCTCGGAGCAAAGCGTTCCTCATCTCCCCTAGCCTTGATGGATACTTCTCAGGCATCCTGTACTCGTACCCGTTCCCGTTCAGGCTCTTGATCCGGGTAAGGCCTGAGCCCTCGATTCGCGTGAGCAATTGCAGTGCCTTGGTTGCTGCCTCGACTGTTACGTTCAGGTGCGTCGCGATGTGATCGTTCGTGACCTGCACACGGCTACCAGCCATCGTCCGTGATCTAAGGTACTCATCTAGTGAAACTACCAGTTTGGTAGTCATGAGACTGGTCATATGCCCTCCTTCTCCTCAAAACCTGACTAGAACGCGCCTCTCTCGATTAGAGGGATTCTAATCCATCACTGCAGTCGGCCAGGCCAGTTAGCTAGACTGGATTTCCGAGACGTTCTAGCCAGGGGTTCAGGGAAGGGTTAGCTGTCGTTGGTCATGAGCCGGAGCCGCTCAGGACCTGTCTGCGCCGCCTCGTGGAGGATCACGTCCTGGAGCTTGTCACGGAGCTCTATCAGCTTCTCGAGAGGCCACTTCTCCTCGTTGGACTCAATGGCGCCGAGGACATCATCGGGGGTGGCGTTCTTGAAGAAGGCGTTGGTTGCGTCCATGCCAATCTCGAGCATAAAGTCGACGTTCCGACCCTCGTGAGGATCCTGGATACTGGTGTAAGCGGACACGTGCCCTTCTTTCTTTCTGTCTTTTTTTCTTCTCGTGGCTATACTTCTATTATATAGGGGACCTCGCGGTGAAAGCTAGGCCCCTTTTTGGTGAATTTTTCTCAGACGATCTGTGCTCCGACTCCGCAGTGCCATTCCGAGCATCGCCAGTACTGCTCTGTCGGATGCACGCGGTTCATAGCCCCGTGCAGTACGCAGACAGGAAGCCCGTTTTCGTCTTCCTTAACGCGCTCGTTAGTTACATCCCTATCGTCTTCACCAAGGGTAGACTTGAGAGCGCGTCTGGCATCTGACAAGTCCGTAAGCGTCATAGTTTTTCCGTCGCGCTCGCGACCCACATGCCTACGAGGGCGGACACTCCGCCTACGAGGACGCTGAGTAGCACTGTCCAAGAACTATTCCAATTCCAGACAACGATAAGCCAGGGCGTGGCGCCGACTATGAAACCTATGAGGGCTCCAAGATACAAGCGCCTCATGACCTCATCCCTCGAGCGGATCGGTCCTGCATCCTCTCGTACTGGTCGTGGTATGCAGTGTGGCTCTTGGTAGCTGCCACTTCAAACCTGTGACGTTCGTCGTCAGTGATCTCTTCCCAGGTTCGTCGTTGCCAGGCGGGCTTCAGAAACTCCCACAAGGTTCGAGCCATGAGGGTGATCGGCTCTTCGTCGTTTTCCATTATCGGACCATCATCCTTTCGTCATCTCCGGATCCACTTCGGAACCCGTATCTTCGATAGAAGGCCATGAGCTGCATCTGGTTCAGCCCAGGCTTCTTCCTGTTGTCGTGAGGCTGTGCATCAGCCTGTAGCGCAATGCGTGCACCTTCTTCATCGGCGTCTTTGATGACCTGCCTCATGAGGTGACTTGCATAGCCTCGGCCTCGATACTTCCAGTACGTCTGGCAACCTGTCATGAGCCACCAGTTCTCGCCATAGTTAGGTATCGGCATTAGGTCGATTACGCACTCGCCGTGCTCAGTGTGGTACTGATCCTTCACTGGAGATAGCTCCTGTACGGCGAGCTAGCCTGAGCATTCAGGTCAGTCTCACGCTCTTCCACTAGCGCTTCGACCCTAGCTCTCGCAGGGAACAGCGCCTTCAGCACCATGTGTGGCTGCGGTATCCACGGCTGGAGGAACAGGGCGTCGATGTCAGACCGAATCAGATCGATGGTCGCCTTGGCCTCGGCCTCCTGGCGCCGGTAATTTTCCAGGAGCTGCTGGGTATTGGTTGCGTAGTCGTTGTAGTTCTTCTGGACTATGGCGCCAACGAGGTTAGCAGCACCAGCCTCATCGGAACCTAGCTTGCCTTCGGCCCAGTCACCTAGAGCCTGAGCGACTGGGTCAGTGCTCTTGGGCTTCGTCATGAGGACCTCCTTAGTGTTCACACTGTCAAGCAGTGCTTGCTGCGCGTCGTCACGGAACTTGCGACCAGCGACCTTCTCAGCCTGGGTGAGAGGCTGGGCCTTGACTTGCGGCACAGGATGCTGTCCTTTCTGACCGTAAGGAACAGGTCGGCCGTGCGGAGACTGAGAATGATACTCAAGTAGCATTACTCTCGCCCATTAGGTCATGCTTCCGCCTCGGCTTGCCGTCGTCATCGAGATAGAACGCGTCGAACTGTTCCCGCGCGTACTGGAACTTGAGCAGGGACGGGGCCCAGACTCTCTCTCCGTCTGCAAGGGCGGTAGCGATGCTTAGCGCCCATGCGGCTGATGCACGCCAGGCAGCTGATCGTCGATCGACCTTGTCGTCCTGCATGATCCTTCAGATCTCAGCCTCGGCCATCCTGTTCGCGTGTTCCTTCTGCAGGTTTGCGATGTAGGCCGAACCTGTGTCCGGCGCGGACGCGGTCTCGAGTTCGGCTTGTGAGGGAAAGATGTCGTAGTAGCTCTCGTTGAAGCCTCCGAACAGGTGCCTCTCGTCTTCGTTGAAGACGATATCTCCGAGGTTCTCTTCGCTCATTTCTTCCACCTTCCTCTCTCGTACATCCTCATATCGTGAAGTAGTACGACTTCACAGAGGATAAAGCCTGACGCGAAGCAGATTGCTCCGATAAGAATGTTGGTAAGCATTCTAGTCACTCCCTCTTGAAGCCGGGGACCTGGTCACTCTCGATCTGGCGAAGACGCATCAGGACGGCGATAATCTCCTTGTTCTCCGCCTGGTAGGCGAGGTCTTCCCGGTCTATTTCGGGATCCTCTTCTGGAGTCAGGATCTGCCATCCGGCCTCGTTCGCCATGCGTGCCGTCGCTATATATGCCGTGTCCGAGGGGACATAGATTCCTCCGAGCTTATTGTACAAGCTCTTGATGTCGTATGGTTGTACTGTCATCGAATGATCTCCGCATCTCTACACTGCACCGAGACGGGCAGTTCCTTGTCACATGTCTCGATGAGCCCTCCCCGAGCGAGAGCGTTCAGGTAGTTCTGTACCTGAATCTGCTTCTGCTTCGGTGTCGAAAGAGGAGCCCTGTTCACCATCCAGAGGCGTAGCATGGCCAGTTTGATCTGAGTCGTCCGGCCCTTAAGCGAGATCCGGAACCTCTGCCAGTCAGGTAGTGTGACTGCCTCTTCGATCGTAGAGGGTGATAGCCTCATCTAGGCCTCCTTCGTCTTCTACTACAGCCTCAAGGAACTTTCGGAGTGCCTCCTCAGCCTGAGAAAAGGACTGACAGAACGCTCCTCGGTGTTCCTTCCCAAGCGAGTCGGTCAGGACCACCTGACAGCTAGTTTCCCGGCCCCCAACCTCGCCACGCACGATGAAGTTCGTGTTGATAATCGTCTGGCTGCCAGCCATCTTTATCCATGCCATAGCGTTTTCTCCCCTCTACTTTCTATTATATAGTATCCTCGAGCAAAAAGCAAGGCACCCTCAAGCGCGATCTTCTGGCGTCACCCTACTGCAGCAGCTCATCCAGGAGTCATGCCTGTCGTCGGTGAAGATCAGGTCGTCTTGAGACTCCCCGAACATGGCAACGATCTTGATCTCCGTACCGTGTACGAGGACCTCGTCACCGATGTGTGGCCGGTCGCGCCACTTCTTGTGGAGGAAGTAGGCGTCACGCGGATGCCTGATCCAGTATACGTAGAACCAGAACTTGCGTTCGATCTTCAGGAGCCACTCAGGTTCCCACGTGAGATCCTTCATGGTCATACGAAGTCTTCTCCTCTCGCTTCCAGGCCTGCCAGGACTGTTCTGGCGTACTGCATCCCGAGCACTATGTTCGCTCGGAGGAACTCGACCGTCTCGGGAGTTATCTCAATGACGGCCCCGTTTACTTCGAGTGCCTTCCTCGAGACATACTCGGAGTACACTGGTAGCATCTCTGGCTCGAGAGCGAACTCTGAAAGGGCAGCCAGACATGTGAACGCTACATACATGTCGGACGGTTCCTTGCGTGTGTTCATGAACACACCCTCGCGAAGTCAATGTGCTGAGAAGTCAGCGCCACCGATGCCTTCTTCCTTGCATCGGCTGAGCCTCGAGCTACGTCGAAGAGCACGCTCTTGTATAGGTCATCCTCCAGGACGTGTGCCTTCTCGAAGTCACCTTGGTACACAGCCACGCGGATTTTGTTCACCGCCGTCTGAACTTGTTCGAGCCTCATTGATCCCATCCCTTTGCCTGACCCCCGGCCATGCCGCTGAGGATATGCTGGTTGAGTTCACTGTTGAGTCGGATGTTCTCCCGCTCGAGTGCGGCGTTCTTGTCGCCGGCTCTCTCGAGGTCACTTTGGAGCTGGGCGATTAACTCGTCCTGCTCCCTGATACGTCGACGGAATTCGGTGACGCCGTGTAGCATCCTCCGCTCCCGTTCGGTCCATGTTCCTGGCATTACTCCTCCTTTTATGATGATACTGAGAAACCGTGCTCGGCGAGATAGCCGCACCATCCGACTCCGCCCATGGGAGCAGGCTCGTCACCATCGGCGTTAAGCGTGACCGTGACCACGTGACCGTAGTTAACGGCAACGCACTGAATGGCGTTGGTGAAGTCACCGAGATGCGGGATGGGTCCGGGTGCGGACGGGCAGGAGGCGCGCGAGGAGACGGTCAAGCCAGCGGACGATCATGATGGCACCTCCGGTGAAACTGCTCCGGGCAGCTTCAGAAGCTCGCCTGAAACGGCTCCGGGCAGCTTCAGAAGCTCGTCCCGCTGATGAGTCCACGGCAGGACAAGGCCGTCGTCGGCGTGCCTCGGCACGACGTGGACATGCAGGTGGAAGACCGACTGCGTGGCTGCCAGTCCGGCCGACGTGATGAAGTTCGCCGCCTCCAGGCCCATCTGGTTCGCCAGGTAACCGGCGAATTCCAGCGCTTTGCCGGCCGACCCGGGACTCTCCAGGGCGTGCGCGACATGCTTGCGCGGCACGACCAGGAAATGGCCTGGCGTGACCGGGAGCAGTGGCTGGAACGCGACAGACCAGGTGTCCTCGTAGTCATACTCGCCTGCCGCGATGCGCTTGCAGAATGGGCAGTTCGTCCGTTCGTTCATGTCTGGGTGCCTGCCTTTCGCCTGGCGGCGGCCTGGGTCGCAAGGTGCCGGAGCACGGCGGCCAGGATCCGGATGACGGTTTCGGTGACGAGGTAGATGGCGATCACGTCGTAGCCGTTCACGACGCACCGCCGATCGGGCCGTAGCCGCTGGCGGCCCAGTCTTCGAGCATCAGGTCAGCGGGGTTTCCGCCGTCGTTCTCCTCGACTTCCCATCGGGCCGCGCGGATGCCGAGCTCGGTTATGTCGTCCTCGAACGGCCCGACCCAGTAGGCGTCCCGGCCGTAGCTTGCGACGAGAGTGTCGAAGGCTCTCATCGCTCACCGCCGCTGCCGGGCTTGTGTGCCGGGCAGAAGTCCTCGGTACCATCGGATCGGAGGGCGGCCGTGGCACCGCGCTGACGGCATGCCGGGAAGCCGCTTTGCGACTCGGTAGAGTCGGCCGGCCTTCTATCCTTCGTCGCAGCGCGGATCGCTTCCTGGATCTCGTCGCCGTCGAGCCCGCAGTACCAGTGGTGAATGCCATCAGGAGACGGATCGCAGGTGCAGGGCCGCGACTTCATCTCGTCGTCCACGCGCTGCGAGAACTTCCACAGCGGCTCGCCGGGCTCGCGCTTCAGCGCGTCCAGGTCGGGCGGCTCCGCGCATGCATCGCACGATCCGGCCGGGTGATACTCGCCCTCGCCGTCGAACACGACGTCTTGCAGGTTCTCGGTCACGGTGTCTCCTCTGCGGCTTGCCCCAGCCGCCCTTGCCCTTCGCCGGGCTGCCTTCGCGTTCTCAGCCCAGTTGCCGCTGCTCGGGTCCTTACTGCCCCATGCCATTTCGCTTCCTCATTTCACGTGCGGCTTCCTTTAGAAGCTCCGTAGTGTCTTTCAGCACACCATAGAGCGGTGCACTTCTCAAGCCCCTTGTAGCCGCCTGTACCCAGGCCGCGGATGTCGTCTCGTGGACTTCGGTAAGCCAACGATTGAGTTCGGTAAGGCTGCCATTCGGTACTGATTCGAATAGATTAGACATGCCTACCTCCCTTCCTGAACAGGCTCATGCCCCTGAGAATGAGCCTGATCAGCACTGAAGGTCAGTGCACCTTGTCATACGCCTCGTAGACGCGGTTAGGTATGCGGCCCTTCGGCTGCACGAGCTTACGCCACTCGGGGTCCGCTCGAGCCCAGTCTCTGACTGCCTGCGCATGCCTGCGCTGAGGCATGGGACGAGACCTGTACCCGCTCGGGGTCAGCTTCTCGCCTCGCCGACGGATCACCCTCGGCTTCGGCCTCTCCGTAGTCCCGACCAGACGTGCCTTCGACGTGAACAGTTCGAGTGCGGCGTAGAACGCTGCCGCATGACCCGTGTTCAGGTCAATCTCGTAGCTCGCGTCGCCAACACTGAACGGGATGGTGATATCCGCGGGATGTGGTTCCCCGAGGATGTCGTCGAAGAGGACCTTGGATTCCTTCCTCATCAGGCTGCCTCCCACTCGCCGGACTCGAGAAGAACGAAATCGTTCTGCTCCTGGTCCGTAATGTAGAGCTGGACCGCGACGGCAGGCGCCGCAGCTTCGATGTAGGCCTTCGCCTCCACGAGGCTGACCTTGGGCATGGGACAGCCTCGGTCGTCCCATACATCTACCGGCTCAACCGGCATAGTTCCTCCCTAAATGAATAGGTCCAGAGGAGTCCCTGTCCCCATGCCACTGCCAGTGACCTTGGTTCCTGGCCTGTGACCATTGATGACCACTCGGTTACCTTGCTTCGTGGAGGTGGCCAGGAGATTCTCTCCCTTCAGAATGCGTCGTGCTGCGGAGTTGTACTCAGCACAAGCCCTGCACCGATTACGGCCCTTCGAGTGGTCGTGCATGATCCCAGCCTTGCGGATCTCCCTGTTCAGGATGTTCCGCTCCCGCTGGTTCAGTGTGGTAGGTATGCGCCTACCGTCGTTGATGGACTGGCGAATGTAAGTCCGCGCCATAAATCCCATCATTCCCATTTCCTGTTCACCTCCCTTTGTCAGGTCTCTTCAGCACGTCTCTCAGACGTGGACGCCCCGAAGGGCGTTTCGACCTTTCGTCTCCTCAGGCTACATCTGCAGCTTCATCTTGCTCTGCAAGATCTGGTGAAGCGATGAAGCGAGCGAGCGAGGGTGACTTTTCTAGGTCCGCCCTCTTGAAGCCTGGCCGGTTAGTTCCATCCTTCCAGATTCGCCACTGGTCAACATCGAGCTCTCGCATCGCTCGACCAACGGCCCTGGATCCCTGCCCTTCACTGGACCAGTACTTCCCACTGAGCAGACCCTCTTCGAAGACTCGATCAACAATCTGTCCGATCGTGAGGTCGCCTTCTGTCAGGCCAACGACCATTCCGATGTCCTCGATCAACTGCTCCTGTGGACTGAGGACCTTCTTGCTCGTCTCCAGCCCTAGGGCGATCTCTCGGCACGCGGCCTTGACTCTCTCTGGCCATTCTCCACCCGCCACGTGGGCGATACGGAAAAGCGGCCTCCAGATCTGGCGCATCCTAGATGAGATGCCTTCCATTGAGGGTCGTGCCACCATGATGTCCTCGAGCGCGACTCGCACCTCGTTGTCGAGGCGTTCACCTATGCTCTTGACCATCGCGGCGTGGAACGCCGGATCGTACCAATCGTCGTCATTCATCATGCCGCTGGGCATGGGCTCGACGAAGATCGGAATCGATCTTGATCGTACTGCCTCGAGGTTCGGATTGCCAAGGAACATTGACTGTAGACTCGTTAGAGCCTTTGCGCAGAACGTCGAGTGGAATCCATTCGCGTCCAGGCTTTGTCCTGTCCTCTCATACCCCGTCTCGATGATGTCTAGGCGGTTGGCGAATCCCTGACCAGTATGACTGATCATTCTTTCGAACTGATCGAGGAACAATGATGCCTTTTCCTCCTGGATGGCCCTGAGCATGCCGGGCGCGGTCGTGTTCCGCGCGCTGACCTTGTAGCCCCGGCGAGACATCAGCCGCGTTAGTTCTAGGACTGTCGTCTTACCGCTGTTCGGCTTGTCGCTCAAGATCGCCGGTATCGGCGTCGCGTCGGATACTAGCTTGCCTTCCATGTCGACACAGTGTGTATGCGTCGCGAAGGTAACCAATACCGTCCTGTAAGCCTTCCTCATGTTCGGGCTGAAGTCTTCATAGACTGTTTCAGCCTCGCACATAGCCTTGTCCAGGCCAGTACGTTCAGTCGTGGGATTCACCCCCTCTCGGGTGGTGTCTTCCATGCTGTGCCCTCCTTGCCTCTGACGGACTCGTCAGCACGGGCCTTACCCGTGGACGCCCTCGGCGGGCGTTTCGTCCTCTACTCGGCTCCGGTGTTCCCGTCCATGATGTCCTCGTTGGGAAGAATCGGCCGGATTGATCGGATCGCGAACTCGGCATCGTTTCGTGTTCGGAGAAACACGCCGACGTCGTCGAGTGTCGCTTCGCCGAAGAGGCCGAATAGAACCTCGGCGACATCCTGAGCGGACATCGTGTCGATAAGCAGGGCCTCGTGCTTGTCGGCCTCGACGATTTCTGCGAGGACCTCTTCGCGAGCGTGCCTAGCCATTGTGCCTCCTTGGTCTCATCAGGACGGACATAATCCGCCGACGCCCTCACAGGGCGTTTCGACCTTGGTTGGACCCGATCCGAGGGTACTTGGCCCTGCCGTCGTCCTCACCCGCAGGTTCTCTTGCCTGGGCGCGCAACCGCACCAGGCTGTCGTCCCGCACGTGTGGCTCTCTTGCAGTGCACTTTCACCCCGGACCGGGGGCTTGTTACGCCGGCTTCCACCAGGTGTGGAAGGTGACGCTGAGGTCGCCGCGGCTGCTCTTGGTCACGATGACGCGGAGCTCCTCCGTAGCGGAGGTCTGGGTGGACCGGTAGACGTTGTGGAACGTCTGCTTCGCGCCGCCACGCGGAGGCGTCCAGTCCATGTCGTACGACGTCCAGTCGGCATGGCCTTCCAGGAGCTTGATCAGCTCGTCGACGTCGTCGGCCGCATCGTACGCGTCCGCGATCTCCTGCCCAGCGTTCGCCAGGAACTGGGCGACGTTGCCGGTCAGCGTGACCCTCAGGGGGGCCTTACCCGGCCTGAAGTCCGTGCCATGCTCTTTGGTTGTGTCCTGCATTTTGGACCTTGCTTCCTGCCCCTTTGGGGCTCTTGTGTCTGCCTTTTTGTCCGGGATTGTTCCCGGGATTGTGCTCGGCTTACTAGCCGTGGTTGGTACTGTCCTGTACCGAGTGGGCCTCCGAAGAGGCCCACTCAGTTACCGGAGGAGCTCCTGACCTACTCGGCCTCGTCGAGCTCCTCGTCGTCGTCCTCGAGCTCGTCGGCGTCCTCGTCCTCATCGGACTCGTCTTCGTCGTCGACCTCGTTGTCGTCAGCGTCCTCGGCCTCATCGGCCTTGTCCGCCTTCTTGGAGGTGTTGCGGGTACCGTTCTTGGCACTCTCAACGAACGCCTTTGCCCACTCGGTGAAGGACTCCTCGTCGACCTCCTGCCTCGGCTTCTCAGCCTTGGCATCGATGTCGACCTGCGCCGGAGCGACCTTGAACTTGCCGGAGTTGGCGTAGGAGTAGAGCATGGGGCCCTGAAGGGTCCGCTCAACACCCGCCTCTGCCAGCATCGCGTTCACCTTCTTCATCGCCTGGAACGGCGTGAAGACGTAGGCGCGCTTGGCCTTCTTCTCGACCTTGGCCTCGGTCTCCGGAGCCTTGGTGTCGGTGTCAGTCATGTGTATCACCTCTCTTCCCGATGCGAGTTGCACCCGACAACCGTCCGTGGACGGCTCTCGCCTACCTCTCGCAGATCGTTCTTGCTTATACTTCAATTATATAGGAGACCTAGCGGACTTAGCAAGGCTCCAATTCAAGATCTTTGAATTGTTTTTGGGCAAATCAATTGATGACCTATCTCGAGTAGGGGTCATCCAAGCGGATTGCCATGACCGGCTCTTCATGCTCCGGTACGTAGACAGGAACCGGTGTCTTCGATGAACTCGGCCCACGTCTCGCTGATGACCTGCGCATCTCGAGGTAGCTCATGCCGACTCTTGGGCAGCTCGTGGATACGAACTACGACGGCTCCCGCCATGTCTTCCTCGTACGTAACGCTGTCGACTACGTACGTGGTGCCCACAGAGTCGTCGACGAAAATGGGGCATTCTAGCCCTATTCGGCTGATCGCGTGGGCGAATACCTTCGCGAACGCGGCAGCGAATTCGACTGCATTCAGCGATGGCTTAGGGTCTCCTGGCATGTGCCCTCCTTGTTGTACTGACGGACTCGTCAGCTAGCGCCTTACGCTAGGACGCGGACACTCCGCGTTTCGTCCTGTTAGCCCTTGAGGTGCAGGAACAGACTGTCCAGCTCCTCACGTGGTGCCCTGAACGCCATGTACATGCGCTCGCGCATGGCCGAAGGCGTCTTCTTGGCCCGGCGCTTCGCGCGTGCCGGGCTGCGCATGGTCTTCTGTAGCCGCCTGTGTGTGGTCACGGTATCTCCTTGGAGTTTGGCTCTACTTCTATTATATAGGGGCTCTCGAGCAAAAAGCAAGGCCCTAACGATGGGAACTTTTCTGTGCCTTCGCGAGCTGGTACGCCTCGAAGAAGGCGACCAGCATCTCGGAGACGAAGTCGTGGAACCGCTCTCTCATGGAGCCGGCATGTCTGGGAGTGTCGGATACTGCTCGTCGTACTGCGCCTGCTGCTCCTCACGCCACTCGGCGCTCTGGTCCTCTTTCCACGTAGCCGGGTCGCGAGCGGTGAGCTCCCAGCCCTTGGCGTCGGAAATGGCCTTGGCAAGCTGGTAGAACGCCTCATACGAGTTCGGGTTACTCGCAGCGTCCATCGCCTCTTCGGCGTCCTCGACCAGGCGACGATATTGCATCGTCGTCAGGTCCAGCTCGATCTGGATCTTTGACATGTGCCCTCCTTGGGCTCATCAGCACAGGCACTTACCTGTGGACGCGCCGAAGCGCGTTTCGCCCTGTCCCTTGCTACTCGGGGTGGTGCCCGCTGGCGACCTGTAGGTACAGGCCGAAGTCGTACATTAGGATCGGCTGGTCGTAGTCTCCATCGATGTCGACGTCCTCGCGCTCGAACTCGCTGATGTACTCTTCGATGCGGGCCTGCATGGCCTCGCGGAAGACCTTGACGGCCTTCAGGTGTGCCTCGTCCATATCCAGTTTTGTCACCTCCTCTTCGAACTTCATGCAGTCGCAGAACCTATGGCGCTCTGAGACTAGCAGCAAATGAGAACACGGGCCGTTCTTCTCGGACCCGATATGCTCATAGTCACCGTGGCCACACTTGCATACTTTGACTTTCATCTTCTACTCTCCCTTGAACTGCTCTATGGTCGTCCTCCTACAGGACTCTTCAGCACGGCTCTCTAGCCGTGGACGGCTCTCGCCGTTTCGTCCTTGGTTACAGCGGATTGGGAAGACCGCTGATGTCTCCGTAGTACGTACCTGCTTCGTACCGCTCAGCATCCTTGCCGCCGTAGTAGCGGGCTAGCCTGCCGTACGGCTTCATCGATCCGTCCAGCGTGTCGAAGTGGCCCTTGTTGGTGTCGTGCCACGTCTGCGTGCACCCGGTGTCGGCGTACTCGTTGCTCCAGGAAGCAACCTCGGTGATCTCGCACACGCGAAGGTCGTTGTTCCAGAACTTCTTGCCGACCTCGATCGCGTGGCCGTCGGAGCTCTTGTGTTCCATGTTCCCTCCTTAGTTGCGTACTAGCTTGAAGTAGTACGCTCCGAACGTTCGTCCACCCTCGTGGAACACGTGAAGCGTGTACGCGAGATGGTGTCCACACGTGGCGATGTGCATGAGGCACGGCCACAGCGTCTCCATGTTCACGTCAGTCACCAGACTCGGGTGTGACTAGGTGCCACCCGTCAGCGAGAAACTGCTCAACCTCCGCCTCCGGCACTGCTCGTGCCTCTCCGACCCTGCGGAGAGTACCGCTCCAGGTGATGCTGCTCCTGGAGATCCAGACACGCCCCACCATTGACTTGTCTACCAGGTCGCCGATCTCCTGAGGGGTAAGGGCTTTGATCTGCTCGGGCGTGAGCCCGGCAAAGATGCTGGCCATTTCTGATTCCTGCCTTTCTAGGACTCGTCAGCACGGATCTAATCCGTGGACCGCCGAAGCGGTTTCGTCCTTTCTCTCGGTCAGGCTGCCTCGGCCTCGCGCTTGGCGACTCGGGCGATGTAGCTGTCGCACCAGGCCAGGAAGCTCATCGGCTCCACCATGTAGCGGCCGTCTTCGGCCTTCAGCGAGGTGAACTTGCCCTGCTTGCGGTACGTGTACAGCATCTGGGGCGGCAGCACCTTCTCGATGCCTGCCTCGATCAGCTTGCGGTTCACGATCTTGGCCGCCTGGTACGGTGTGAGGACGAACACGCGCTTCCGCTTGGGAGCGTCCTCGGCCGTCTCGGTGACGTCGGCCTCTTCGGCGTCGGTCTCTGGCTCGTTGGTCTCGGGCTCCTCGACGAAGGTTCCCTCGATCAACTCCTCCTTGCCGTCCCCGTAGAGGACGAGCTCGGTGCCGGTCTTGGGCTCCTGCGCCTTCGGGGCCTGCGGACGCGTGGGCCGGCGATTGCGGTTTGCACTCATGACGGGATTCCTTCCGTGTTTGTTCCGATGGACTCATCGGCACGACTCTCAGTCGTGGACGTACTCTCGTACGTTTCGTCCTGTTCGGTCCTAGCAGCTACATGTACCGTTCACGGAGCGGTACTCTCCGCACCCGGGGCATAGGTTTGACTTTCGTACGTTGAACCTTCCGGTCAGGCGCTCCTCGGCGATCTTGTCCAGCAACCAACCTGGTACGTTGGTCTTAGGCTCGCACGGACAACGGACGTAGTTCATGTTCGTCGTAACCGGCTTTGGCCTGAACTTCTGATCCTTGAGGTACGAAATCTTCATCTTGATCCTGCCTCGGATTTGTGTTGGTTTTTTGCTTCTACTTTTATTATAGCGCGGACCTCGCGGCCCCTTCAAGGACTTTTTTCAAGATCTTTAATTTTGAAGGGGGCTGATGTAGGCGGGTGTGACTTAGCTTGGTGACGTCACCGTTCTAGCAGGATGTTCTGGATGCGATTGACTTGGTCCAGGCTGACCACGTACGCGTCCCCTTCAAGGACTCCGTTGACGGCCGCGTCCGCGGTCACGTAATTGCCCATGTCGTACTGGTACGTCATCCGGAGCGCCAGTTGCTCGTCCAGCCACTCTCTGGACGGGTCTCCGTTGTTGCCGGTCTCGATCTCCGGGTCGTCTGAGATCATCTGGTCCATCAGGTTATTGTACTGATCGGTGTCCTTGATGGTCACTTCGTATACTCGGACTACGAACTTCTTCATGGCTGGTCTCCTTCTTTGCTAGGACTCATCGGCACGGCTTCTAGCCGTGGACCTGCCGTCGCAGGTTTCGTCCTGATGCCGTACGTAGCTTTGTTCGTTGCCGATGTGGAATCGGTCGGCGCTTGCGTCCCGGCGTCTAGAGGGTGGGTAGGCTCGCTAACTTTCGGTCCTGGCTTCCGCTACTCCGGTTCCCGATCGACGTGGTCATCGGTTGCACCGTGACGGCTGCCTGCTACGTGGGTTCGCTTGCCTAGGGGCGGGTGACAACAGGGTGGATGATGCAGTCAGTCCAGAAGGACTGGCCGAATACAACCTGCCTCATGCGAATGGTGATGGTCGGGCCGGTCGTTCCGACACCAATCTCTGGCGTCATGATGCTGGCCATTTTTCCTCCTAATGCGCTCGGCCTGGGCCGAAGCTGGTGTTCGATCGGGTGACGATCCCGTTCCATCGCGGGCCGCTTTCTCGCGGCAACCGAGCGGTTTGGGCTTCTGCTTGTAGGTGGTCGGTGTAGGCCGCTCTGATGAAATCCTTCGGCAGTTCGGACCCGCGTTCCTTGACCCGATCGTTGTGCCGCTTGCCGTCCCGCTTTGGCGGAACTGACGACGTGGTCAGGTCGCGTTGCGTGATCCGATCGTTCCTCGGACCGAACTCGCGGTTCAGGATCGCTGCCGCTAGGGCATCGTAGTCGATGTCGGACATCGTTCCCTCCCTCCTTAATCGGACTTCGTAGTAAGTCCGGAGCGGACTAGGGGCTTTAGCCCCTGTCCACTCTGGTCCGGCTACGCTGTCTTCATGGCCCGCTTGGCGGTCCGCTCGATGTACGGGCGGGCCCAAGTCTCGAAGGACTGGCGGTCGATCCGGCGGTCCGTTGCGGTGATGTACCCCTTGCGGACGTAAGTGTAGATCATCTGCGGAGGGATCTGCTTCGTGAGTCCGAGCTCCCTGAACATCTCGTTGACTAGCTGGGCCGCGCGGTATGGGGAGATCGTGACGGACTCTTCGGTCCGCTCGATGACTGCGAGTTCCGTGTTGGACATAGCATGATCCTTTCGGTTCTTGATCCGGATCTTGCTCCGGATCTTGTTCTGCTGTTTTCCTATATCTTTATTATATAGGCTGAATCATCATTTCACAACGGGTGTAGTAGGGTGTGGCTTCAAGATCTTTTAAAATGCAGGGGTAGGGTGTGCCTGCATAGTCAGATCAAGCCCTCCTTGCCTCTGACTGCATAGTCAGATCAAGCCCTCCTTGCCTCTGCATAGGGCTGCATAGGG